CTGTAAGATTAAGTAAGTTATTAGGATTATTTTTAGCGGCGGCTGCAGCTCTAGCTTGTATCTTGGCACTTTCTATCCACCATGGATCTCTTTGAGCCTGATCGTAAGCAAATTCTCTACCTGCTGTGATAAGTGTTCTATTAAGTTGCTCTTCAGCGTCTTGTCTACTAAAACCTTGTCTTTGTAATACTTCTAAATGCTTTTGATATTCTGGAGTATTCTATATACTAGATAAGTTTCTTTGTATTTCATAATCTGTTCTATCAGTAGAAACCCCTTGATGAATCCATCCATCTTTAACTCCCATGAAACTAGCTTTCAGATTATCAACATATGGTCTTACTAAGTCTACTTCAGATTTATAAGCAAGAGGAGCTATATCGTTAAATATTCCACTATCTACTGTGTTATAGTTAGTGAAATCTACGTCATGCCAAAGAGGATTGTACATACCCTTTATCATTAATTCCTAATTAGCTTTTTGTCTAGCTAGCATTCCTTCTCTACTTTGCTTTAAGTTACTAAGAGTAGCATAATCAAGATTAGCAATACGAGAATTCAATCTAGCTCTAAAGTTAGCATCTTTCATTGCATCTGGATTAGTAGCAGCTTCGTCTATTAAGTCTCTTATCTTTCCTAAAGAGTTCTCGTAGTATCTCTAAGTATCTACAGCAGAAGGAGATTGAAATTCTCCAAACTTACTAACAGTATTAGTAAATTCATTAGCAGCTTGCTCAACGGCTTGTCTTTGTGCCTAACCTATTCTATACAATTCACCAAAATTAATTGGTACATAGGTATTCATTATAGGAGCTTCCGCAGCTCTATCATATCTATTAGCTTGCATTATTTACCTCCTTTTCTACTTATTGTATTACGGTTAGAATTCATCATAGCTCTGAGATCATCTTCAGTAAAACCGGCTTGCAAGAATCTTTGATACAGAGGCCACATTTCCATATCTCTAGCTCTCTGATTACGCATCAATTCTCTATTCTGAGCCCATTGACTTAACTGACTTAAACCAGTCCTACGTATATTTCTAGCAGTAGCTCTATTTTGAGCATTAGCTTCATTAGCCATATTTGTAGCATTAACCCATTGCTGTCCTAAACTATTCATAGTATTAGCATAATCACCTAAGTACTGATTGTTAACATTACTCTCTTGAGATCTTAAACTAGCTATAGCTCTGTCAGTATTAACAGCTGACTGTAATCTATAAGCTAAATTAGCTCCAGTACTAGTATTAATCTGACTAGCATTATAATTACTAGTAGCTCTATTACGATTTAAATCTTCAATAGCAGGGCTAATATCATATCTACGTCTACGCATCGTATTACTAATACTAGTAGCATAAGGATTATATACTGCATCAACTGTTTCAGGTCTACCAGTAAATAGATTAGACATAACAGGAGTTAAAGAAGCTATCCCTGACAATGCGCTTCCTACTTTATCAAATAATTTATTACGTCTGTCTGCTCTAGTTTCTCTATAACTAATATCATTAGGTGTAGCACTAGGAGACTCTACAGTATCATAGTCTGTATCATACACAGATTCTACTGTTGGAGCGTCATACCAAGTAAACGGTAATTCTGGTTTGCCTTCATCAATTAATCCTGTACTTGTAGAAGGAGTGGTTCTACGTCTTTTAACTGAAGTACTACTAACACTTGTAGGAGTTGTAGTTGATGTAGTTTGAGTATTACTAGGATTAACAGGTACATGATACCACTGATTATTACCGGTTCCCCACTGTACACTAGCTCCCCATTTACGATTAGGATTATAGATAGCATCTACTATTCTATCTCCTAAACCAGGTTTAATTTCATCGCCTAAAGCAGCAGCTTGTATCTACTTAGTTTTAGGTTTAATACCTTTACTTTGTTTAACAGATTCCTGCATAGCAAATAACTAATCATGAATCATATTATTATTCATTTCATTTAATTTTGCTGCATTCTCTGCAAATCTGTCATTATATTTACTTTTTTTCTTTGCCATCATTTTCTCACCAAGTTGTGCAAATGTTTCTTTTCTACCAGGTACTTTAAGTTTATCACTTAGTACTCTACTACCTTCAGGTAAACTAACTAAATTACTATCAGTAGGTTTGTTATTCTCTGGTACTTTACTTATACTTCCATCTGGAGTCTATATCAATTCACCATCATCTACATATGCTAGAGAAGAGGATATACCTCCATTAGCCATAGTATCTGTATTCATACCAATCATATCATCATACACTTCACTTTGCAGGTAATTAGTACCTTGCACAGCAGCTCTATTGCTATAAGCATTCTTCTTAATTGCTGCTCTTTTCCTACGAAGTTTTCTATTACCGAATGCTCCAATTAGACCACTACCAAGACTACCTTCATCATAATCAGTAAAAGAAGTCATTCTAGCCTCTTCACCGGATCTACCTATTAGCCCTATACCTGCTCCTACTGCAGCACCAATTGGACCAGCAACTTGGAAACCAGTAGCTGCACCACTGGCTATGTCACTTACAGATTGCGCAGCAGCTTGCCCCCCTGTAGTAGCGTTAGATTTCTAAAAAGGAGTAGTTAAAGTATTTAATATATCAGGAGCACTTTCAAGCATGTTATTCCCAATTTCTTTGAATTGAGTTCCAAATGCATATGCTGGTACTTTTGTTTTCTTTTTACTTTTCATATCAAATTAATGAATTTCTGTATGTTGTTGTAATCTATGGTATTTCAAAAGTATGATCTATATCAGAATCTAACTCATAATCGCATATCATATACTTACCTCTTAACCTAGCAGGTAACGATAACGCATCTTCATTCTTATCTGCTCTAGGTATAGGGAATCTAAATGTATCTTCTCTATAATCGGTTATTATATGTTGTTCAGGAGTAATAACATTACCTTCTTCATCAAGTTCTTCTTCAGTATGCTCTCTAATAGCTTCTTGATGTTTGGTACTGAATTTCATATAATCTATGATATCGTCCTTAATAGACTCTTGATTACCATCTCTGAACTCTCCTTGTAATCTAACATTATCAAATACTTTAGTATAAGGAGCATTCTTATTAATAACTATTTCTAATTTAGCTTTTCTATCTAAAGGAGTTAACCCTATTACTCCAGTATCATGTATAGTATGCAATTCATTGTCTTTTATTGCTACTACTCTATCAGAAATAGGTAACGACCATTTAGGATTAAATGTATAGAAAGATGTAAATCTACCTAACTACTCATTAAATACTAGTGGTTTATTTAGTACATTAAACCATACCTCATTATACTTCTTATCAAATAAAGACATAGCTTTAGCCCTATCTTCTTTAATGTTTTTATTAAAGTAAGATTGTACCTGCTTTTCTTTAGATAACTAACTTACTTGACCTGTATAAGAACATATTTCGTTCTTATCATAATCGTACCAATAAAGCACATTATCTGAATTAATTATACTCTTATCATTCTTAATAGACGAACCATTAGTAGTAGTTACATAGTCGAATCTACTTAATATACCACCAGTACCTAATACTAGTTGATTTACATTATCGTCAGTAATAAGTGATCTTTCATTGACAGAAGCTACTCCTACTCCAGTATCTTGGAAATAGAATAGTCTATCTTTGAATACTTTTAGATTGGTTATGTCTCCCCACTGATTATCTACATCTAAGTAATCAGCTACTTTGAATTTAGACCACTAATCTATTACTTCATTATTAGTCTTAGCCTATGAAGTTAATATTCTATTAGTATACCTTACGTCTTTATCAGCATACATAGAATTAGGTACATATAATTTACCAGTATTCTATGCGGAATAAACAGAATTATATACAAAGTAAGGAAGATCTTGTACGTGTATATCCTACATCTAAGTAGGCTCTAACTGTAACCAAGAATCTGCAAAGTTTGAGCTAGTTACGGTTCTATGAATCTAATCTCCGTGGAACAAATTCATATTAATAGAACTTTCAAATGGTATATAAGCCCCTATATAATTCTTCATTCCATCCCATTCTTTAGCGTCAGGTAATTGGAATAGCATAGTATTAGGATAATCTAATAAGCTTAGATAAGTATCTCCTCCAAATACATATTTACTATCATGTGCTGCTATACTTATGTATACAGAATTCTGTCTAGATGAGAATGTATTACCTCCATATATAGAATTACCATCACGTTTAACATTAAATACAGGAATAGCATTAGTAGAATCAAATGGATGAAGTTCTGGATATTTACTAGTAGGTACGCTATTAAATCCAGAGAATACATTCTATAATTCTGGTACATGGGCTATAATACACGGACCAGCTGGGCCTTGTAATGATTGATTATCATTATGAATAAAATCGGACATAGAGTAATTAGTATAAGTTCTATTACCAACATTTATTCTTTTAGCCAATACATCTGGAGCCCCATACATGTTATAGTCTATGTTAGGCGGATATTTAGCATCTTCAATATATGATGTAGATTGAGATTGCCCAAATGTTGGAACGAAATACTTAGCTATTGATGCTCCACGGTATACCTTATTACCTCTACTATCTTGATAAGGGAATCCCACAGCCAGTACGTTAAGACCCCATCTACTACCATAACCTACATATGGCACAGTATCTTGCTGTAATACTCTACCATCTATCTGAGTAACGTAATCCGCCGCAGCAAATATACTACGACTTACACTATTACCAATAGTATTACCATTTACATAGTTATCTTTAAAATCATCAAACTTACTGTCGTTTACTTTACCACCTACAAATGGAGAGTAGTATGAACCTATACCATCTAAGTACACACTTCCTTCAAACAGTTTAGTTGCATCATCACCCTGTACACATATTTCTGGAGATACTAAACGTATATAATCATTTACTCTCATAGTAAGAGAGAAATTACCAATATCTTCCGCTGTACCTGTTGATATTGCTAATTGTTCACCAATCAAACTACAGAAGAAAGGAGTAGGTCTCATCTCCAAACTACTATCTAATTCAGATCCCTATCCTACATATTTATCCTGCTCTTGAATTCTATACTCATATACGTAACTACCTACTGTTTGCATAACTACAGTCCTATCACGTTCAGTTCTATCACAACGAACTATCTCGTAACTCACTGCACCTACAGGCATCTTCTTTACTTTGAATTCTACGCCCAAAGCATTACCTATAAGAGTATTGTTCTCATATCTAAACGGAGGCATTTGAGAAGCATGAGGCATTCTAATATCCCCTATCCAGAGTACAGGAGAAGCTACCGATTTATCATTGTAGAATATTATACCAAATCTATATATCTCATCTCTTTGGTAACCTCTATAATTAGCAGCTATATAAGGATCAGCATAGTTAGGTATATATGAATTGTTCTACTGTTCTTTAGTAGGTTGTACTATCTCAGGCATCTTGTCTGTACCTCTATTGATATATCTAGTATTGTTTCTAACAGTAGATACATCCATACTACAAGATTGATCTAATCTAAACTTATCTTGTTTATTACTTAAATTTATATCTGTAGTTATGAATGAATATTCTATATTAATACCATAACCACCTAATTCACCTTCCTTATTGTATATATATACATTCTAGGAATTAGATGCATCCTTTGTATACTTTGTGTTATTAAAGGGATTTATACAGTCATGAGTAATAGGAATACGTTTTATAGCTTCATCATCTGTTATAGATAGACGAATATTATTACTATCTAAACTAGATAATAACTATATGCTTCCTTCTGAATTAGCTCTATATGCTCTAGCATCATAGTCATTACCATCTTCATCTTCTGGTATCCAAGTATTCTCTGTTACATTAGCAGCGAATAATCTATTTTGCATTTTAGCAAGAGTCTACGCTATAAACTAATAACCAGTCATAGCATTAAACTCATCTATAGATATATCGCTTAATGTAGAACCATAATCTACATACTGAATATCTGTTTGACCATCTGGAATATCTATTTCATCTACTATACTAATAACAGGAGTAGAGTTGTTCTGTTCATAGAATATACGGATTACTCTCAACTTATTAAAGTCCTAGAGAGATAGTTCAGTAGATAGCATTACTGATTTATTTGATGACTTATTTAAACCAGTACCTTTATATTCAGAACTACCTTGGCTAGTTACACTATTTGTTAAGTGAATTAGCTCGCTCATTGGAGAAGTAACTGTTTCAGTACCATGCACATTGAATAATTGATAACAATATGTTACCATTCCAGCTTTAAGGTTACCTTCAGATAACCAACGGAATTTAAACGGCAATAAACTTACTACTGGAGTTATTTCTAATGAACCAGGATTGATTATGTTACCATTCTCATCTATAAGATTAGAATTATCTATATACTTATTACTCATTATGTTAACAATCTTAATAGGACTGTTTCCATCAGTAAAGTATATCTTTATATTAGTATCTGATTCATAGTTACCTACAATACTTAGTGTAGGATTTTTAGATAAATCTTCACATAATCCTAAAGCTCCTTTACATACTAATTTGATTTGAGGCATATTAGTATCAAACCCCATTAATCTGTATATCTTATTAATATTATCAGATGTTTTAGTTATTACTACTGCAATATCATTTATAGTAGTAGTACCTATTATTGTCTCATCTTTAGGTATAATAGTATCGTATCTTCTAGGATTCTCTATACTTTGTAATACTCCTGTAGTTCCTCCATCATTAGTGATAACACGAACATCCTCAGCATATCTATACTGAGTATCTGGTATCAAATTTACGTCCTAGTCCATATTAAGACCACCCGTAAATGTATTAACTTGTGCAGTATTACTTATCATATCAATCTTAATGCGCTATCTTGGTTATATAATATCTGTTCTTCGCCACTAGTACTGAAGAAAGTATCGTGATCATTCATCTCTGGGTATAGTTTGTGCCAGGTATTCTTTACATTCTCTAAATCATCTACAGTAGGCATCATAGCTTCAGCATATGCTTGCTTACGATAGAAGTTATAAGAGTTACGTATATCATAATAATCTCCCTGACTTATTTGACCTTTTAACTTTTTAGGATACATTAACTTCATAGTAACATACCAGTATATGGCTTCCTTATAGGACTCTAAATCTGGTATCATTGGCATACTATCTTCATCTGTATATATAGCATAATAAGATATCTTAATATATCCCCTAGGTACATTAGTCATTATATAACCAGGTTTAGTCATATACTATAAATCGTAACTATACATAGTACCATCTTTGTGACCTATTCTATTACCTAGATATCTACCGTTTGCTGTAGGCACAGTATTCTAGTTTATTAATGCACTTAATGTTTCTCTGATATTATTATCTTCATTTAACTTGTCTAATGCTTCTCTATCATTAGTAAGATTAAACATATTCTTAACCAATGGAAACATAGCTGCATCCTGTATCAACATACAAGCTTTACTACAGCATTGATTATCGTGAGATACACCAAAACTGGATGTTGCTTTTCTCATAGGTAACCAACCACCATTACAGCAGTATGAGTATGCTACCTAATCTAATTTATACAAATCACAGGGCAATGATACTTGGTGACATTCTATTGGAAGTATTTCTACTTTATGCTCAAACTACTATATAGCTCCAATCTTGAGTATGGATTCCATAATCCACTCCCGAATATCTGTAATACGTATCTCATCTTCTCTTAAATCGAGATCTGCTATTACTTTAGCTACTACAGAAGCTGAACTAATCATACGATTATTTATCATAATTCTGGGTAATCTTTTGTTTTGTTGAATATTATTTGAGCTAAATTTCTCTTGTTATCTCTTGAAGCTATAAACTAATACTTAGTTTTATTAGTAAGCAAACTGTCTTTCTTTGACCAAAAGAATCTATACTTATAATAATTACTATGGTCATTAAGTAGGTATACAGGCTTACCGGTTTCTTTTGTAGCTTTCCAGTCCCATCTAAGACTCTTGCCTGTGAATTCTTTTGGCTAATGTTTAATGATTTGTAAAGTACCTAATCTACATGGAAACTTGAACTCTTTACAACTGTACATCACCTCATCTCTAATGTACTAAAAATAGTCATTAATGATATTCTTATATGTCTATAAGTCAATATCGTATGGTGTATTAGGTTCTATGTACTATTTATAGCTTTCATAGAAATCAGTAGTAGTATAACTCTTTCTCTAATATTTCATATATCAATTATTTATCACTAACTCTGTTCTATGCATCATCATGCGCATCATTGGTATCATCACTAGGCATAGTAATCATAAAACGTAATTCTCTCTCTAATATCATCTATGTAATAGTTGGTATCATTGCAGACGGTATAGGAAACTCGTTGTCTGGATCAAAGCAAGCATTAAGTTCTGTAGGATCTTCAGCTATTACATCTACACTGATATACTCTAGCTGATTAGAATCCCCATCTACATATATCCTATTATTCTTAACCCATGCAATATAGTCTTTACATGTAGCTTTTCTATACTTCTATAATTTAGCTTTAGTACGACTACCTATCTAAATTATATTACCAAACATATCACGTACATTTATTACTCCAGGTCTATAGTTAAAGTCTATTAACTTAGGGAGTTCTTTATCTCCTACATAAGTAAAGTAACCTGGTACAGTTTCTTCACGGTCTAAATGGATAGGTTCTATAGTAGTAAGATATAATTCGTTTATATCTCTACCCTTATCTATATCTTGCTTAATCAACATAGCCCTATAACCTATGATCCACTTTTCAATTTGTATTCTACTTAAATGCTCAGACTCTGCAATATTATTATTACGAGCAATAAGTAGAATGTTATCTACAAGCTAATTGAGTGTCATAATATATTATGTTTTAATAACGTTATAAGCCATATAACGCATTTTAAGACTGTTATAGGCACTTTCTATTATTAGTAATACAATCCTTTAATTTAAGTAATAGCGGTCTTAAAAAGGCTTAAAATAAAAAAGGTTGATCTTATTGACCAACCTTATCCATAGCATTCTTCATATCCTAAGGGAGCATTTCCTTCATAGGTGGTGGAACCATCTAATTAGCTTTCCTTATTATATTCTTCAACTCACTGACTTCTTTCTATAGTTCTAATATTTTATCGTTCTCTCTAGCTGGTTCATTATCTACTCCCAGCTTATCTAATAATACTTGGCACTTAGCCATTTCTTCATCACATTTAGCTATTGCCTCTTTTCTCTATTTGTACGTATCATATTGATTACGTACTATATTTATAATTTCTTGTTTATCAGTAGATATAGTAAGACCTATAGAATTATCTGTTATAACTGATTTATTCTCAGGTATAGTAAATTTCTTAGTCTCTCCATTGCACTATATAGTTATATCTACTACTTTCTTTCTGGGCTGATTAGGCATAGGGAACTACCCTGGCGGTAGTGGCTCATCATATATTGAACTTACTTGAGTAACAGAACCTTCATTATACTCAGTAGTTTTCTTGAATGTACCAACTACTTCTATTATATATACCTTGTCACCTATATTTAATTGATTGAATAACATAATAAGTTAGTTTTATAAGGGCTCAATTAAGAGCCCTTTGTTTATTATTACGCACTTGGTGCAGTTATATTTGCAGGATAAGCATTCACTAACTAATAGACATTATTACATTTATTATAATATATTAAATATCTAAAGTTTAGTTGTAGGTTACCTGCTTGTACATCTTCTTGTAGAGCGTTGCGAAGCATAGATTGATTATTATTTTCACTGTTACCATCTGATAAACCTACTGGTAATGAAGCGCTAGCTTCAGCAGAAGACTGTCTTACATCCAGAAAGAATAATCCTTCGTTTGGCAAACTTCTATACTCTTGATAGTTAACATCATATCTTACTTCAGTAGAAGTAGCTACTACTCCAGTAGTTTTGAGTACTGGAATACCAGATATAGTATTTAATCTTCTACGACGCCTTCCAAATAAAAACGGACCCCAAAACGGGAATAACGGTTGTACATTATAGAAAGGATACATAATTACCTCCTTTCTTTATTAGCAACCACAACCACAACCATTGTTATAACCTACTCCATTAAAGGCTGCATCACCAGCATAAGCTCCCATAGCAGCAGCTCTAAATATTTCAGGATTATAGCATGACAATTGCGGATAAGGAACGCTTACTGTATTAGGTAATTTGCATTTAATACCATCTACATCTGATTGTAAAGAGTTCAGTTTAGTTACAATCGGAGCAGTAGCAGAGCTAATCATATTACCAAAAGTAGCTGTCTGATGTTCTTGACTTAACTGAGTAAGCAGTGTGGAATTTCTCTCACGTAAACTATCAATCTTATCAAGCAAAGCCTGATTCTGCATAGCATCTAACTTAGCAATTATAGATTGAGTATTAGCTGTACCACTATCACGAAGAGCTAAAGTATTACTGTTCATAGTATTAACTAAGTTATTAGTCTGATTACATACAGACAACTGGTTTTCATAACCCATCTTAGTAATATTGTTATTTACAGCATCAATAGATCTCTGAGTAGTGCAGCAGCAGTTAGCCAACTCAGAAGCAAGAGATGCATTACCTGAAGTAATAGCATTGATTACTTCACAGCTAGACAATTTAGTATCACAAGAAATCTGACTTACACCAGAATTGATAGTATTAAGAGCTGTCTGAACAGCATTAATATCACAATTCAAAGTATTAGACAGTGAGCTTATAGCTTCCTTATTGCCATTAATAGCTTGCATTAACAGGTTGGTGTTAGCGTCATTATTCAGCTGAGAAGCTAAACGACTTGCGTCATTACCTCCACGACCGAAACCGTTACCACCAAAACCACCCCAGCAGAAGAAGATCAAAATAATCCAAATCCACCACCAACCGCCGTTTCCACCGAAACCACCGTTGTTCATCATAGCCATCAAAGCAGCCGGATCCATACCTTTATTAGCGTTTTGCATTAAAGCAGCAAGACCAGCATCAATACCACGATCCTGCACAATAATTCTATCTTCTAACATAATTGATTTAATTTAAAAATTGATTTTTATTAATATCTAACGTAGCGAACAGCTTTGCCACGTCCATATTCTGAATAAGGTTCGTACTCTTTTTCTCTTTCGAGCATACGTTCATAGTCATCTTCATAATCTCTAGCTCTGCTAGTAGAATATACTCTACGACCACCACGCATCATGCCACCTCTTCTACCACCTCTACGGAATAAGCCTATGCGTTCAAACTCGTCATCATCGTCATCTTCGTATTTGTCACGCTTTTCAACTTCTTCCTCATAGCATTCCATTTCAGCTTGTCTGATCTTATCACACATAACGTAAATATAGTAATACCACATCTTACCTTCATCAATGTCTTTATCATTGATCCAAGCCTTTGCCAATTCAACAAAATGCTTAGTACTATTAGAGTTAGTCATACTTATAATTACTTTATAGTAATCAGAATAAACCATGTTAAGTGCTACGAACCAATCATAACGGTTAAATCTGCTACCCAGATTTATTCCGTACTGACTAGCTAATGCGGTAGTTTCTTCTACAGACCAATGCGGTCCACGAGTACCATCCTCATTTTCCATTTTACTTACAGCTTTACGAGCATGTTCCTCATTGAAGTGAGGACCGTGTTCTGCTTCGTAAGCCTTTACACGAAATATTCTATGCATATTATTATTGATTAATATTATTGAATATATTGATTATCATTTTGGTAACTCAATTACACGAGTATCAGTTACCTTGATTATTGGATTACTGTTAACTATCTGATATTTTTTGGTACGTATACGTTTCCAATCAAAGTGCAAGAACCTAATAAAGCCGTTACGGTACTTATTCTTGTATTCTTTCTTCTCTTCTACAAACAGAATCTACTGATTCTTAATATCTAATGTGGCTTTAAGGATTGAATCCTTTCTACTAACTATGATAGTTGTTAATGGATTAATTTTAAGTTCTTCGTCGAAATCTATTAGCTTATGTTTTATAATAGTTCTAACTGAATCTTTAATCTCGGTATTGATTACATTTATATTAGTTAGGTTCTTGTCTTTGATTTTAAGCTTTTTCTAAGCATCCTTAGTTTCTTTTAATAAACTATCATTACTAGTATTTAGTTCTTCTATAGTAAGCTATAGTACTCTGTTTAACTATTCCTTCTAGGATGCTAACTGTTCATAAGCTCTAACATTGTTAGTTATTCTGTCAATCTCTTTATTCTTTTTCTATAGCTAATGGTTCTAAACAAAAACAGTCGCAATAAGTAAACTAACTAAACCTACTGCGACTGCTCTGAAATTCCTTGTAAACCAATTAACTATCAACTTTAGTATTGGAATCATCTGGTAATTCTTTATCTAATGATATATCTAAATATTTCTCTCCTTTTGCTTTTATAACCTTCTTGAGTATTTTCCATATCTTCCATTGAGGATATAAGTCGCTAAATGATTCTAGTAACGACCAAAACTCAACTAAGGCTATCATTCCTGCTACTATTTCTACAGCGTGCAGGTTAATAGAGGTTACTACCAGCTAATCTATTATTGACGCACTAGTTATTGCTACTGCTGCATCTCTAGTCTTCCATATAGTTTTCCATGCTTTATGCGATTCAATCTTAGGATGCCCATATTTTTTAGAGACTTTATAACCATAGATAGCATCAAGTAGTATCAATATACCGACAGCAGTGATAGGAACCCATACAGGCGCGAATATAGAAAGTAGCCCAGTTATAACAGAAGCTACACATTTATCCGCACTACTGAACATGTTCTTAAATATTGACATAGTATGTTCTCCTAATTGTTGGTAATTCATAGATAGTAGCTGATAATAAAAATCAAATAAAGCCCTAACAGATTAAAAGGGGAGTAAAATCTGAGAGGGCTCGAAATTCCGTTTGAGATTATAACTATATAACGATAAGGTTTATTTAAAGTTTCTATTTTGAAAATCTTCTTGCATAAACTAATAGCTCTTTATAGCGTAATATTTTCTTTAATAGATTAATACCATTACAATGTTTAAGCCAACCTATATGACTACACATTTCTTGTTTGTAATCTTCTACTGTAATGTGCTTCTTTCTACCTAATCTAGCAGCTTTCCTGCACATACTACGCTTAATATTCTTTCTTACTAAAGTATAGTCATGCCTTATTACATAACCTACAAATGATATTCCTCTATCTTCCACCTTAAATACCTGATAGTTATCTTTAAAAGATAATTTTAAAGTAGCTATATACTACTTCATTTCTTCAAATAAACTCCATAGGTATTCTTTATTATTATGCAATATTATTATATCATCTGCATATCTGAAATAATATTTGACCTATTTATCTTCTTTAAGCCAATGGTCAAAGTAAGTAAGATATAGATTAGCGAAGAACTAAGATAAGTAATTACCAATAGGCACACCTTCTGCTGAGTCTATTATCTCATCTAATAGCTATAATAACTTCTAATCCTTTATCTTCTTTCTTATTATACCTTTTAATACTTCGTGGTCTATACTAGGATAGAACTTTCTGATATCTAGCTTAAGACAATAAGTAGTATTATCTACATCTTTTAAAGCTTCTTTAACATTATGTAATGCTTCGTGAATACCTCTGTGTTTAATGCAACTATAAGTATCTTTAATAAAGATAGATACCCATATAGGTTCCATTATATTCATTACAGCATGATGTACTATTCTATCTGGATAATAAGGTAATCTAAATATTAATCTTTCTTTAGGTTCTCTGATTATAAATGTATTATATTCAGAAGTTTTATACGTACCGTTAATTAAATTCTGCTATAGTTTTTTAAGTAATTCTTCTTTATTCTAGTCAAACTCTTTGATATCTTTTCTACTAGATTTATTTCTTCTAGCTTTCTTATCTGCTAAATATAAATTGTCTAAGCTAACAATCTTATCGAATAAATTATTATATCTCTTCATAAATAATATTTTCTGAAATACCTTCGTGCATCTTCACTTTCGCTACCAATGCACTTAAGAAGCATGTCATATTTTACCAAGAGGTAAGGTTCAGCCCTTGATTTTTTTGTCAGTTATAATTTTTTTAATGTATTTCAGTGTCCTGACATTCGCATTGGAATTGTCTAACTCATTGTTAGAATTCAAATTGAACAAACCTGCATTAGACTCATTGTCTGAGTTACTGCTGATTTACTCACGACTGCAACCTTTTATTGGTTAATTAAAACCAGTTTTCTTCAGATTCTATAGAATCCAATTGTTCATAATCCTCATCATTTAACTCTAATGTAGCTGGAGCAGCTGGCAATGCCGGTTCACCATAGAAGGTAATTCGAGTCCCGACAGACGCACCGGAACTGCCCAACCCATCGTAAGAATCCAAACGGAACAAACCCGCATGAGACCCATTGCCCGAGCCACCGCCGATTAGAAGAGTTCTAGGTGTAGCTGTAGCACTAGTCCAGTGATAATCACAATAATAAGTTGTAGCACTAGCTCCATTTCCTACTACAGTTGGGAATAGATCCGCCTAATTATTATTAACGAGTTTTTTTACATATTGACTAGTAATTGTACTTTCTTTAAAGTCTTGTAATTCATAACCTGCTGCAATTAATTGCTCTGCAGTAGGATTAGTTCCTCCTTCAAATGTACCAAACTTAGTATAGTCTTTGCAGATGTATACACTATTGTCAGTACCAGCAACTACTACATCAATTACATTCTTCCATACATGACCAAATGGATTCTCAATACCACGGTATCTAGGAACATTAACTACCTTAGTACCAGTAGACGTACCCTCTGCATTAGTATTAGTATGTGTATATTCGATTATACCAGTACCATTACCTAATGATTTAGTAGTACCACTAGGTACAAAAGAATATGTAGTAGCTCCATTTACAGTTACAGTTCCTGAAGTTACTCCATCACCCAAACCACCTTGATGATAACCTTCTGCAGTTAAATTAGCATTAAATGCTTTCTGGCTATTCAATGTAGCATATTCTACTACGAATAACCAAGTAAGATCTCTGTGAGCATCATAAGTATAGATATTCCAGTTATTAGTACGATTATATGTGGTAGTACTTGTACCTCTAGCCCAAATTTGTAATTGATCTCTAGTAGCACTTACAATAGGCTTAAAATTAATTTCTGGATTACTAATAGATCTAAGTAAGTTACTTATGGCTGAACTATTCATAGTAGCTTCATAAGCACCTATATACTTCTTCTCTACTTTAATATAACCCGGAAGATTATACTCACTCATACGAATCTCAACTGTATTATCTGGAGTAGCTACTAACAATCTATAATGTTCTGGAAGTTCTACAAAAGTTTCTGGACTAGTACCTTTACTGTCTTGAACTACAGGAGTACCGTCTTCCCACTTAGTCCAGTCATCTGCTTTTAAATACCTCTTAGTATTGTCATCATTATTAATAGTACACCCTCTCATCTTACTCTGGATAGGAAGTGTTCTGTGCATTTCCATATTACCAGTACGTACACCATCAGGACTAGAGCTATTAGCTAAGTCAAACTTAACTCCATACCACAGTTCATTCTCATTTCTACTGAGCTTACCAATCTCTTCATCAAGAGTAACTGCAGCACTTATAGCACTAGGACTATCTGCTAAGTAATTAGTACTTGATAAGTCAGGCATTTCATTAGCTTCAGTTAAACCTACTTTATCATTCACTTTAAGTATAGTACTTCTAAGTTCTGTAATATCTTGATTTAAAGCTGTCTCTAAACTGTCAATATTGCCTTGAAGTTCTGTATCCTTAGCTTTGAGTTCTTTCACTGCATTCTCTCTTGCAACTTTTTCATCATTGATTGCATCAGGAAGAGTTTCATTAATGGCTAACTTCTCAGCACCAGTCATTAAACCAGCGACAGTATTAGTAGCAGGAGTAATAGTAATATCAGCTAAAGTAGACTATACATATTTACCTCCGCTCTTTTCTACTCCAGTAAGACTGATAGTAATGTTATTAACATCTGTCTGATCTAACTGGAATGTACTTAATAAATTATCTGGCATAGAGTTAACTACATTCTCCATAGCTTTACCCTTACCACCATCATAAGCAGTACCAGTAATATCGCCAATGATAATAGCATTAGAATCAATGTGTACCCATTGTGAACCAGACCATCTAAATTGATAGCTTACTTCACCAGGAGTTACATTAACATATATTTTATCTCTCTCACCTACTATAGGAGTTTCATGTTCAGCGTCTGCATATAACTGTATATTCTAAAGTACTCCAGTAGGAGATACAGTATAAGTAGCATATGCATCCATTACATCATCAACATATGAAGGCAATTGACTAGCAGGTACTTTACCATTACCGTCAAGTTCAGCAAGACCATTAGGTTGACCTTTTAATGCTTTGAAGTCCTATAAGTCTTCATTCACATCATCAATCTTAGTATCCAGTCTATCTACTTGAGCTTTTACAGCAGCATCACCTTTATTAATAGCATCTACTATACTAGTACCTTTAAAGTAGTTATTGCTACTATTATCAGGCAAAGATATAATGTCACTATTCTTATCATAGTTTAAACCAACAGATTGAACAATCTCTTTAATGTGAGTCCATTGGTCTACATTAGCATCTCTATTCAGTGGTATCCATTTCTTAAGATCAGGACTATATGACTTAATAACATTACCAGTACTGTCTGTTGCTAAGTCAATCCAGTAAGAAACCTCTTTAGGATTTGGAGCATACTTAGATGCTATGAAATTAGGATTTTCTTGTTTAACCATATTTGCAAATATTTAATAATTAAATAATCTCCTATTCTGGAGTATCGTATTCTTTCTATCTCGTATATTCATCATTGAAATATACAATATTGTTTTCATTATGTTATTGGATTTAATGCTACAACTTGACCAGCTTCAGTCTTATCAAAGTAATTAACTACAGCAAATTCCTCATCTGCTGCCTAACCGTCTCTACTGCTTACATAACTCCTAATAAACTGCTGACCTCTCTTTTCACTATTACCCGCTACATATCCATATCTGAATGCAGTACTTATACTATCGTTGTATATAGTGCCATTCTCATTCATAGCGATTACTTTAATCTATCCTTCCTCAGTCATAGTATCAGTATTCAGACATCTAACAGATCCTATTATTATATCTCCGTCTACATTAGTCTAATCATTCCACGTCTTATACTATTTACCATTAAATGTGACATAACCATTAACGGAAGTACTTAAAGTACCTTTATATGTAAAGTCTCTCTATATCGTTAAATTGGGCATACCTTCTACGCTATCATCTACAGGATTAATTTTATACCATCCATCAACGTATTTAACAGCTTCTCCAACCCATATTTTATTAGGCATACCTTCTTCGGACACCCAACCATCTTTATCAGCGAATACAAATGTTTGACCTGTTACTCCCATATCACTACCCTTCATTTGATATGCTTTTACTATAACTCCTCCTTTATAAGCAGTGCATTCAACAGTCACAATACCGTCATTTTTATTTCCAAACCAGTTTCCTCTAAGCTATACAATTAACTATTCCGGCATAGTTAAACTAGGATCATTAGTATATACATCTTGTATGGATTTAATGTCTACCATTACACACTCTGCTCCAGATTGAGTGTTATCGCCTCCCCAGTATAAAAACGGTTGAGTTCTATTTTCAGACGAACCCCAACTCCATCCTACTATTTCACTAGGGATACTAGGAGCGTTAGTGATGTTAGTACCGGTATCAAAATCTCTACCGTTAGAATTAGTCCATATGAATCTCAACTATATCCTATTGAAATCATAGAAGTAAGCTACATCATCCCTAGTAGGCCATATATGATTTACTCCATCAAATACATCAGATATATTAGTATTGCCTACAGTTCTCTTTTGTAGGGGAACTGCTCGTCCCCCTGCTATACCTAACTCTAACATTACTCACTCTCCTCATCAATAATATTATAAGTCATACCTGCTACTTTAGTAAGCTAATTATATTCAGCTTCAGTACCAGTCCATATAGGTAATGATATCTTACCGTTATTAGCACTAGGTAATGCTAAAGTAACACCAGTACCTTTGTTCATTGCCTGTTGTACTGGATCTAATACAGATATCTTATTCTCACTAATAAGTTTATTTATTAGCTGAGTAATATACTCTTCATCAAGTAATTCACCAACATTACCAAGATTATTTTCAATATTAGTAATCTTATTATTGATACTAGTTATACTCTGTTCAATATCATCTATACTAGACTCCAGATTAGTAATTCTGTTGTTAACAGTAGTTATCTTACTATCCAGGTTATTTATCTTACTAGTGAGTTCAGATATACTTTGATTAACTTCATTTTTGAAATCACCTATTGAAGATTCTATAGTAGTATCTATGTAGTTCTTAAGTCTATCATCACTAACTACTAAATCAACAATCTAGTTAATAGGAGCTTTAAAGTTCTAATCCTTCTCTGCTATTACCATGTATTCGTTTCCTTCTAGTATGCGCTTAGGATCCAGCTCCAATATCTTTATACCGTCACATTTATTCATAACTATTACTCTTTAAAGAACCCACTAGGAGCACTTACTTTATTAAATACAACACTATCAGTAGTAGCTAATGACAATTGAGCTCTAGTAACTACATGAGGATTATCTCTTCTAGCAGCATGAGTATCAATAGCATTCTATGCATTAGTAATCAATTGCTTAAGCTCATTAATCTGAGATTGCAAATTATTATCTGCATTAGTTCTATTAGTAATCTCTTGATTAATTAACTCAGTAAGATCAGTAACTTTACCATCTACGTAAGTCTTAAGTTCATTCTTAGCTTTAGTAATCTCGCTATTTACATAGCTTCTTAAATCACTAATCTATTGATCAATCTTACTATCTAACTCTTGAATATTCTGAGTTAATTCAGTAATCTTCTGTTGAATAGAACTTAAATCACTACCTACTATATTAGTTATATCTTGACGAATGTCTTCAATATTAGAATTGATATTAGTAATATCTTGGTTTATATCATCAATGTTATTATTAATATTTGTAATATCCTACTTGATATTATTAACATCGCCTTTGATATCATTAATCTCATTTCTAATATTACTAATTTGAGTAGTTAACTCTTCTACTTTCTAATTAATATACTACCACAGTTTATTAACTTCCTCTTTAAGTTCATCTTTAAACTCAGCTAATTCATTTCTGATTTCAGTTATAGCTTCATTAATAAACTGTTCTATCTAGTCAAGAGCTCTATTAATATAATCAATGATAGCGTCTACTTGCTTATCATTCAGATCTAGCATCTCCCATGTATTAGTATCATTACGATAGTATCTAATACAACCACCATAGTAATTAGAAGTAACGTCAATCCAATAATCTACTTCTAGAGGATTAGGCTACGTATCTGATGCTCTAAATCTAACTATCTCTCTCTGTAACATATATTATGCTTTAAATGTTGTTATTTTATCTTCTGTTCCATCATCATATACATCGATATGAACCCATGTAACATCTTCCTCTAAACGTACTTTACATGGTAATAATAAAGGTTTAGCCTTTATTATCTCTCTTACTTCTTCTGCAGTCTTATCATCACAAGTAAAGTCAATAGCATTACCTGTTACATGTGCAGATACATATACTCCTTTCTTACTCTTTACTAAAGGACACATATTACAACGCATACCTCTTTGATGCATATTACCAATATTGATATGCATTGGCATTCGTAAAATATCAGTACGTAGACACAGTAATACGTGTAGTAACTAAGTACTTAAGAACATCCATGATTGTTCTCCAAACCTACTATATATGTGATTACATACTAATTCCTTTACGTCAAAGTAAGGTTTAAGTTGTTTAATTATTTCTTCTCTCGGCATCATTGTTATTTATCATTAGAACATCACCAACTAGATTGGCTGCTACGTTCATACCAAATTGTTTAGTATCATTATCTATCTCACTTACCTTCATGTTGATTTGAAGGAGCAGAAGATATATCTGCTCCAACAATTCTCTATCTGTCATATGTGCTAAGTACGGATTCATTAGAAACTAATAGTTTGATCTCCTGTTTGTAACTAGAACGATTTAACTAACTTATACCTACCATTCTCACATACATATATATTCCCTATATTCCCAGCATAAATAGTTCCTCTATTAATAGCTATACCATTAGAAGTTTTCCATGTGAATGTATTAGGTACCACAAAACCTAAATATACAGTTTCACCTTCTACTGGCGTCTAACCAGAAGGGAATAAGTAACAAGTACTATAAGTAATACTAGTTAAAGTAAGCTTATTGTCAACTACCTATTGCCCTGCTTGGATAACATTTGTAAATACTTGAGCACCACTCTCTGCTTGAGTTAAAGTAATCTTAGCACTTCTCTAGTTAGTTGTTAAGTTCTATGCTACAGTTATATATGTAGTGTTGGTTGTAGTTCTTGCAGCATTAACCCAACTTGCGTTTGACGAGAATTCGTAGTTTAGAGATTCTGTAGTTTCACTACCGTCGCTTTTAAGTACAGTCTTATAAGAATTCACTGTAAGCGTCTCGTTCGTTTCTGCTGCAGTTACGCTTAAATTCGTCGGAGTTACGTTAAACGTATATGTAGGAGGATAACCGCTTTGAGTTATCTTTATAGATTGAGTCTTACCAGATTCACTCTATGTAAAGTACACATTTGCAGATCTAGAAGATGTAGATGAATTAGAACTTATAGTAAATCTACCATTACTATATGTTGCCCACGAAGGTAATGTACTACTATCTATACTATATCCTAAACTGATCTGATTACCATTTACCAACTTATATGAAGTAAAGCCTATATCTCCTGTACCACCACTAGCTCCAACATTAACTTGCCACGGACTAATTGTAAATACATACTCAATAGTAGGTTCAGCACCTGCTTGAGTAACGGTACAAGTGGCAGACTTGCCACCATGAGTTGCTTTAATAGTTGCGGTTCTACTAGATGTAGATGTATTCTCTCCTAATGTTAAAGTACTAGGTGAAGAGCTACTGCTAAGACTACCTAAGTTAGTAGACAGTGTAGGATTACCTGTTTCTTCAGTAACATCTCCACTAGCCCAATATACAGTTCTCTTAGCACTAGCTGTAATACGTGAAGTACCACCATCACTAGATACACTAGTGGGACTAGCTGATACAGATATAGTCCATTCACCATATGAACTAACATCATCCCCATCCTGTGATAAACTAATAGTAACTGTCTTATTAGACTCATTCTGAGTTATAGTAACTGTACCTGTCCTATTTGAGGTAATTTCATTAGCAGAAGCACTTACTGTAGTTCCACTTAAAGAGAATCCAGTACCTGATATAGTAGTAGACTTTAGTGATACATTAGTATCACCACTCTATTCTACTCCGTCTAATACTTTTCTTTTATAAGAACTAACAGTGAAAGACTTACTACCACCGCCAGCTCCAAATGACATACTAGTAGGTGATACTGTTAAGTAGTAATTCCAAGTCTCTGCTTTCTTACGTATATCATCTATCTTTACACATTCGTTAGCTCCATAAGTAGAAGCATTATCAATAACGATTAATGAATTAATAGCTAAAATCTAGGTCTTAGTAGGACATTCTGTCCCACTCTTACCTAGACTAAGCTTACTTAATATCATAGAATATGTTGCTATTTCATTACTCATGTTGCTTATTCTTTAACGTTTCTATTTCAGCTTTAAGCTTTTCAATCTCATCTTTAAGCATCTTAACTCCTTCAATAGCTAATACACCTAACATCTCATACTCTACTTTCTTAACCTTAACATACTCTTCACCATCCTTAGTGAATGATTCAAACTGTTCAGGATTACTTACTTCAGTTTTAAGAGTATCACCTTCAGTTACTATATCTTCAAAACCTAATTCCTCTAAGTTCTATGCTATAGTACCTATTTGCTTCTAATCATTCATTATAAATGATACAGTAGGTATAGAGCATATCTGTTCTAAAGTATAATCTAATGGTTTAATGTCTGATTTTAATCTAGCATCAGATTCTTTGAAGAAACCACCGACTGCAGATACTTTACCAGAAGACGTAACATTACCTACTGCTATATTATCGTAAGAGTATATAGCCTATTTAGGAGTTATAGTTACTGTTCTAGTAACTCCAGAAGTAGGCATAGCTGCATTACTTATAGATTCGACCATGTTACGATAGTCACTGCTATTGCTATAATAAGCATGTACTACAAAAGATTGGAATTGTCGTATTTGTTTAAACCACAAATAAACCTTACCATCATAGTTAAATACTTTTATATCACCAAACCCAGATCCGTTATTAACTCCAGAATACTATAGTATTGAATCTCCTGAATTATAATTATAAAACTATATTACTGTATCAAACGGAGGTGTAGTATAATAGGAATTACCGAATATTCTTACAGTAATCATTGCATCAACACTAGATGCATTTCTTAATTTTACCAAACATCCTTTATCATAGTTATATACCATTTTTGGTGAATAACGCTAATCTAACTCATTAGCATAATTACCTTTATGGAGTAATTTATAATGAGTACCTCCATAATAGAAAGTTGCTCCTTCATCTAAACTGTCTACTCTACCTAATGATATACATGGATGAGTTGTCAGTTTATCATTGTATAAATATGCTCCTAATGAATTTGTATACCCTACTTCTGCAGTTTCTACTTTGTTATTAACAAACTAGATAAGACTCACAGCATCAGTACCGTGCAAAGTTAAAGGCTAGCCAGATGAAGTTTGACTTATTGTTAATATTCCCGTCATAGTATCCCCAGCTTTCTTTACAAAAGCAGATGGACTAATACCACCAACTGTATCAGCATTACCAGCATTAGCTGGTTTACCAACGCTTACAGTCTATGCATTGCCTCCAGATGGAGTTACTGTGAAATTACCAGCAGAACCATTAGCAAATGTATATGTAGTGTTAGTATTCTATGCAGGTATGCCTAGTGCAGTTATATCAGCTTTAGTTACAGCTGTAACACCAGATATATGACTAGTAGAGTCAGTAGAGAACTTATAGAATCCAGATGCTTTACTAGGTGCAGAACCAGCAGGATGTACATAGTTATTATATGTAGCTCCTTTGGTTAAAGTAAGAGTATCACCACTAATAGATGCAGTAGTAACAGCATTACCAGAACCAGCTACAGTTACTTTACCAACTTTCTTAGCTAATTCTGTATTCATAGTAGACTACAGATTGTTAATATTAGTCTGTAACTGAGCATCACCATCCTTTCTAGCTTGTATCTCTACATTCAAATCATTAGTAATCTCAGATGAACTATTCTCAATAAGTTCTTCTAATCTGTCTACTTCAGTAGTTACTCTATTATCTAGATTAGTAATTCTATTAGGTATATTAACGTCTAAGTTCTACTTATCACTAGCAGTCATTACACCAGCTGCAGATTGTGTAGCAGCAGGTATAGTCTATGACTTAGTAATAGGATTCGCATATGAATTACTAGCTGCAGATAAATCAGATTGCTTATAGTTAATAGTTACACTAGTTGCATTTCTAGATGTTGCATCTACACCAGTAACTAAGTTCTTAGGTAGTGAATCAAGTTTATCACCAGGATTCTATATACTATCAAATTCATTATATAAATCATCTAATCTGCCTTTATCTATTGCAGACATAGCGCCTGCATTAGTAGTTGTAGCTGATGGTATATCTATGTTATCATCCTGTAATGGACCATAATTCAAACCATCTTTAGCTGCATACTTATAGTTAATCTTAACTAACTCACCAGTACTAGTAGTAGGAGTAAGATATGAAGTAAGTTTAGTAGGCATACTATTTAAAGCATCTCTATTAGCTTTACCTTTATCTCCAGGATATGCAGTACTAGGAGTTTCACCTAATGCTAAACTCTAACTAATCTCTAAGTATTGCGTACCAGTCCATCTATAAGTCAGATTAGTATCCTTAGCTACATATATTTTACCGGTTTCACCAGTTTGAGGGAATTGAGCTTTAGTAGAGAACTCTAATACATCATCTACATAAGATGGTAATTGAGCTGCAGGAACCTTACCAGTTGAGTCTAATTCAGCTAAACCACCAGGTTGACCTTTAGTACTAATGAATGCATTTAAACTATTAGTAATAGTAGTATCACCTGCTTTTCTATCTTCAATCTCTTTCTGTAAAGCATCTTCTAGTTTATCAGTAACTCCATCAAACTTATTCTCTATACGGTCTATCTCTGCTTCTCTATCAGCAATCTCCTTATCAATCTTATCATCAAGATCGTCTATTCTATTATTTATATTGGAGTCAGCTTCCTTTAGATCTTCAATCTGCCCAGGTATAGTAGTATTAAGTTCTACATAGTCTTCCTTACTCATTAGACCATCCATAGATGCAGTAGCATTAGCTATACGTATATCCATATAGATGTTGTTACCACTCTTAATAGTGTTCCATGATACACATGGAGTACTATTCTGTCTAAAGGTAATGCCATTGGTTACTAAATCATAAGTAGATGTATTAGTACCGTCTTTAAACTTAATGTTAGTTAACGCTAAATTACCTATATATACATACTGACCATTATCTGTAAGTACTTTAGTACCATCTCCAGTAGTCTTAATAACTGTAGTAGTATACTGTTCCTTACTATAGTTTAATGAACCATCTACAGTAATAGTATCGAATACTACTTGAGATATATTATCTGTACCTTCTTCTTTAATAAAATCAGGAGATTCAATATATATAGTACCACCAACTATAGCTACTTCAGTTGCCAAGTCTAATCCATTTCTATTAGAGTTAATGGTATAGATAAGCTTGCCTTCTTCTATAGCTTGCTTTAATGCGTCATAATCTTCTTGACTTACTTTACCATCAATGATAGTAGGATCAAAGATATACATAGTCATATCTTTAAACTCTATCATTCGGATCTTACCATTTCTTTCACCATCTTGGAATGGAATCATTTCCTATCCTGTGACAGCAGTACGTTCTGAAGCTTGACTAATCTTTAAACCTTTAATTCTTGCTATCATTGTCAATCAAATTATTTTCTTTCTACTATTCTAACAGTACTACACCGTTATCTTCCCATAACCAAGGATCTGCATCCTCTGTCAACAATGCTAATACATAAGGATCGTATAATCCTCTAAAGTATCCATTACCACAACCACACTTAATACAATACGGTTTGAGTTTCATAGGTATACCACTATATAACTATGGTTTAACCTAATGTAAGTATCTCTTTAGTATTTCAGAATCTATAGGAGTAGTAACACTAGATGTGTTACTAAACTCCAATAAATCTGTCAATTCATTGTATACTATGGTTGCTACAACATCTCTATTGTTCCTAAGTATATTAGTCTTAAGTATAGAGTTTGTTTTACTGTTTATATATTCTTTTGCTTTATCCATAGTAATTATGCGTTGGCGTATGTTTTAGTTGTAAGATTGTTTTTTGCAAATATTAAACCTTCTGTTGGGTTTAAATTAGCAGTGTATGTATCGCTTCCTAATACTTTCTATATGTATATACTACCATTTCCAGATATGAGTATCTACGAACCATTACTACATCTAACATATATGTTTCCCTAGTTAGGAGACTAGTTCTAAGTTCCGTATATATCTATTAGATAAAAGTCTGAATCTGTAGATTGAGGTACTCTCAGTCCACTAAAACTATCACCTGCCAATATTACTTTACCGTGAGTACTATCTCCTACATTAAGTTCATTAATTTCTCCAGAAGAATTCCAAGTGATATTACCTTTTGCTAACTATCCGCTACCATCAGAATTTAAACCAAACCACTCAGTAAATGGAGTCTGGGCCTGACCCATGCGCATGCCTGTTGAATCTAGTTTAAACTAATAATCACCTGTAAGCTAGGATATGTTATTTTTCTTTATGTAAGTACCTACTGTAGATAACCCACCAGTATTGTTAATCATACTTAATCCGCTACCGTCTAGAGTAAGCTTAGTATCAGATGTGGTTAACTACAACTAACTATTCTCAGAATCAGCAGCTAAGTGTATACCTCCAGCTCCAAAGTAAGCTTCACCATTCTCAAAGTCTAACAAGAAATTAGGTCTAAATGAGTTAGAAGTGTTCATAGGATCTGAAGTATTAATCAAATGATATTCAGAACTATCACCACCACTAGCATTCTTACCTCTTTGTGAGAACATCAGGTTATTATTAAATACAGCTCCACCTACTAATGAGTTAGGTGCAATAAGTAAGTCAGTATAGATAGCTTCAAAGTTTTTTAATGGTTCCCATGCTCCAGAGGTATCTGTTCCTGGCGATTCGTTATTCTGCTACGTACCAATCCATGTCATTACGGCTTTTAAAAAGAAATAGTGATTGCCTTCAGTATCTCCTCCAGTATCATATACATATGGAGCAGTTTCTCCATCGTTAATGTAAGGGGTAGTAGTACTATATATACCCATAGGATATGCTATAGGTTGTGAACCTACTGGATCTGGAGTAATTATACCACCCATAGGGTTAGGTTTAGACCAATATTGACCAGACTCTAATTCGTCATTTATTATTCTACATTGAATAAACCATATGTAGTTATATTCATCACCACTAACTAACTCAGGAACATCTGTAGACCAACCTTCTGGATCTCTCTTACGCTTCATAGTGTCGCTCCATTGTTCTCCTGTATAAGTAGTTTCAGTACCTTTACAGTATCTAACTTCATAACCTACTCCAGGAACACCTGAACCACCATTATCACCAGTCATACCAGTCATATAGTATGGATCGCACCAGTCTTCTATCATAGTATTATCACTACCATTGATATAAGCAAAAGTAGCCCATAAGACTTTACCATTACTTAAAGCAGGAGCTGAAGAACTCCAACCAGAAGGATAACGAGTATCTTGGTCTAACGAAGGAGCTGAACTCCAACTATTGTTTCTAGCAAATCTGTATTCATAGTAGTTACCATCCATGCCTTGAACCTTACCTACATTTACCCAATCACTACCATTCCATACCCACAAGAAACCATCAATAACCCAACCGTCTCCTATCTAATTACCTTCCATTGGAAGATCATCCGTAGAGTCCAAAGTACCTTTAATAACAACGCCTTGACCAGTTACTTTTACTACAGCACCCCATTCTATTACCGTGCCAGTTTCACCTTGAACCAATGCTATACATTTCCACCATATACCAGTAGACATATCAGGAGTAAGTACCCAACCATCACCAGGATTATATGGGTCATTACTAGTAGGCTTCTCAGGTTGAGTCTGACTTTGCTTAAATGCTTCTACTTGATAATTAAAATTATTACCATCTAGACCAGGTACACCAGTAATTAAGTAAGGACCTTGCCAACCTCTTTCTTCTTCAGGTAAGGATTCATCAATTACTAACTTATTATCAAAAGTAACAAGGGCTTGAATACCCCATATAGCTTCTTTACCAGTAGCAGTAGGCATACCTACACTCCAGATACTACCAGGATTAATATTCAATCTATCTGGATCTCTAGGTTTAACGTCGCTACCAGATGTCTTAGTATACATTACTCTAAGGTGTTGACCATCTTGACCATTGTCTCCATATTTAGCCCATAATGATGGAGAACTAAAGTTGCCCCATTTATGTGTATCACCTTTATACTTTCTCTGGCTAACCCATTCGTATTGGAATTCTTTACTTACTCCAGTAGGATTATCTGTCCAAGGTTGTTCACCAGGAGCTGATTGAGGTATATATTCATCTTGATCTGGGTTGTTATCTGTAATCTCTTTAGGAGAAGCAGGTAATTTAGTAATCTGATATATATACTCTACGCCATCACCATCTTTACCGTTTACACCCCATTTAGACCAAATAGTGGGGCTACTCCACTCACTCCAACTACCATCAGTTTGTAAGTTATGTGAACAAACCCATTCACATTGATATTGTTCGCTAATACCTGTAGGATGATCAGTCCACCCTTGTCTAATAGCTTCAGTCTGGCTGTTACCTGTAGGTTTAGTAGGTGTAACTAAACTAGTTACAGTAAGCTTATACACGAATTCAATATTACTACCATCAGCTCCATCATGACCATCTGCTCCAGTAAGTCTCACTGGTGTACTCCAGGGAACTACAATTGTACCTTTACTAGAGAATGTAGCACTAGACATCCATACATAACCATTAGGGTTACTATCACTACCAGACCATCCTTCAGGATATGTAATAGTATTAGTATCATAATCCCAACTACCTCCTACAGGAGTATCAGGTCTTTCTATACTCTTAGTAGACTTATATGCTATTACTACTCTAGTAGTATCTCCATCTATACCTGGTACACCATCAATACCATCTTTGCCATCCTATCCATCTTTACCATCTTTACCATCTTTACCAGCATCACCAGTTCTACCAGCAGGTATACCAAATGAGAATAGAAATTGATCTTTATCTAAAGATACAGATGCAGTAGGTGTACTTGATTCATATACATCCTTAATTGCAGCTTTAAACTTAGAACTACCTATAACTATATCAGCTACAGATTCAAGCGGTAATTTATAGTTATTGCCTTTTTCTGCAGTAACAATGTATTCACTACCTGTAGCTTCAAGCTTCTCTTCTAAGTCCAATATCTTTACACCATCACATTTTTGTATCATATCTATTTATTTTATAATTTACAATAACCATTACTGCAATTTCCTGTACTGCAAGTATTGTTAGAACAAGAGTAACAAATACCACTAAATAAAGTAGCAGAGTTACGCTCTTTCTCTAAATGAAGACACTTATCGTTTTCTGTATTGAAACAATCACCTTTCTGAGTAAGAATAGCATTGTTACAGCAAGTACTAGCTGCACATTTTGGTTTAATAGATATCTCAAGTAATCTACAGATATCTACATATAATTGTAAAGCATCACGATAGTAATCGGATGCTAAAGCATACTCAAGTAACTATCTCTTAAAGACTACTAACATTATGTTCTGCATAGTCTGATCATCTAAACAAGTTGAGCAGTGAGTATGTAATTTCCTAATCTCTGCCATATATACAATTGAAGGATTGTAGTATATGCCATGAAAATGTATTTCTTCCTATTCCGTAAAACATCTCAAAGTAACGTATTTCATATTCCAATCTAATTCTAGAATATCGTCATTAGTTACAGTTACATTATTTTCGGAATCTACTGTAATATTCTCAGAAAAGCTAATGTTATGTATAGGACTGTCTTCAAGTATGTTCTTTAAATTCCATACTTCATCTATATAAACCTCCTTACTATAGCTACTAAGGTCTACTTCAGTCTCTATCTTAAAGGTCAGTTTATCACCATCTATTTGTATATTTGTTAATTTGTCCATATATCAACAATAAAAAAAGTGGAGAGTGGAATATTCCACAACTCCACTTCTGTAGTTTGTAAAAGGAATCTTATCCCAAATTCAATCTCTCTAACGTGGATTAGGCAATTGTCTTACCAGCAATAAATGACTGAATACCTTTATCTACAATAGAATCAACTAAACTAGGACAATAAACTTCCGTAGTCAACGGAGTAGTCTTGATGTACTGATTATCATTGCTCAAGTACAGGTTATCGTTTTCAATGATAGCATAATCATATTCTGCATCTTCTACTACTTTACGAGCCTGTTCAACAATAGGATATGCACCAGTAAATACGTGACCTTTATAACCCATGTTACGTACTTCTGCATCACGTACTTGCTTCCAATAACCCTTACCCGGATTACCAGCAGTCTTAACAATCGTAGCACCTACAACTGCCTTAGGCTGATTAGCAAGCAATGCACCAGGAATAGTCTCATACAGAGAAGCTTCCATAGATACAATGCTATATTCATTTAAAGAATAAACGCCTTCATTATCATCCTTCGGCATAGCAGTCAAAGTCAGAACTGCAGCAGAAGCAGAAGCCTGTACTCTACGATTCTTATGAGCATTGATCTTCTTCAACAGAGCATTTACTAAATCTGCAGGGGTAGTAGTTTCAGCATATACTTCATAAGTATGAGTAAACTGCCAAGCGGCTTCATACATATCCTTATAAACAATACGCAAAATGTAACGATTACCAGCAATGATAGTAGCGTCAGTCAAAGTGATTACAATCTTTTCTTCAACAGGAGCTACATATTCGCCAATTACTGCAGACGGTTTAGAAGCTTTCTGAATTTCAGTAGAGAAATCAATATTAGCTTTCTGTGCTACCGTACCATCAGGCATAGTAACATTCATCTTTTCACCTGCTACACCTACATACAGAGAGTTAGCATTTACTGCATCAGCAGCAGTCTTAATAAGAGCCTTATTCTCATCGAACAAAGCAACATCACCAACAGCCAAAGCATATACTGTAGTGTAAGAAGCCGGAGCTTGTTTTCCGATTAATACGGAGTGTACTGATTGTAACATATTAAAATATTAAAATTAAATTAGACATTAGCGCTTAGTCTATTCGCTTACTTTCTACTTTCATTATTTCAGATTTCCACGTTGGTAAGCGCCTTAATTATTCGTCCTAAGATTTCTTAGAACTTGTATTAGGTATAGTTTGTACTATCATTTGAACTGCTAGATCAACTATATCCTAATGTGTATTTTCTGGAAGATCTGTGTATTCTTTAGTAAGATCGCTTACGTTACCCAGATCTTTTGCTTTTCTTAAGTAGGTAAGTTCATAAGAACTTATATCATATTTACCATCAGTATATAATACAATTTTATTGTCAGTATATACTCTAATAGGTTTTGCTTGATTATAACGCAATCTGTGATCTGATAGACTATTACTTAGTCTAGAGCTTACTGTCTCTATTGTAGCCTCTATTACATCAGATTCACGAGTAATTAAGTTATTGCATTTATTATCCTTTATACTTATGTATACATTTTCACCAAGTGCAAACATATAATCTTCAGGATAATCAGTTTCCCATTTATTACCTAATTTACTAAAGCTATAAGTAGTATAGCTCTTAGTATTTACTAAAGTACGTATGTTATCAGTAATCTCTTGATTTCTCTAGAATACTCTAAAGTTCTGTTTAACATATTCGTCTTTAGCTTTGTTTATGAAATGAAACAAAGTATCTGAAGGAAACTTAATAGTATCATTATAGTTTGTTATAATGTTATTCAGTTGCCTTTCTACATTTATTTGAAAATCTCTTTCGCGCATAATTATTCAGATACTTGGTTTAACTAAAATTTAGAAGATTGTCTTTGAGATTCTATATTCTCTAAAGCAATTACTACAGCTCTATTAATAATCTCATACATGGCATCTTCAGGAAAATCTAATTCTTGTTCAGGTTTAGTGTAGTCAAACTTGGTTGGTTTCTTAACATAAGTTAGATCTACTCTATAGAACTCTGTATTATCTTCTACTCTTGGAGCATACATAGGATCCTGCATTAAAACAGGATCTACGTATACTAAGAGTTTATCATTTTCTAAAGTAGCTACTGGATTCTCTACCCAAGGTATATTATTATAAGTCTACTTAAAAGGCTTTACTAATTCATGACTAGTAAGTACGCAGTTAGTCTAGAATTGTCCATACTTAAGTAATACACTAAGTATAGTCATTCTATTATCTTCATCATGAACATCTTCTAATGCATACTCATTGTAGCCTGTATGTACAGCATGAAGATTAACATCTGTAGCTATTAACTTTTCTATCTCAGATAAGTTAGATACAGAACCTTCTAAACCTACTCTTAAAGCATTATTACCAGTAATCTTATTACTTAAGATTTCTAACTATGCTTGATTAAGAAATAAGTCTACTTCCTCGTCTAAAAATGCGGGGCATCCGCCATAAGCAATACCTTCTGCATTCTTATCCAGAACTACCTTGAAAATTATATGAGAATCTTTATTAGTCATTACTTAGATTTAATTTCATTAAGTATTGCTAATTTAATATCTTGATTCTTCTTATCCTTAAGATAAGCAATTACATCTTCAAGACCATTACCAATTAAATCAGTACCAAAGTAATATTGAGCACGATTCTTTCTAATAATGTTTTTAGCAATAGCTTCTTCAATTACGAAGTTAATTTCTTTATTAGGGTTATTTACCCATTTCATCAAGAACTTAGAAGGATCAGCTTCAATAAATTCTGACAGTTTAGCTTCAGCAACCTCATTAGACATAGAATCTGATTTCATACCATAGAGACGTAAACACTTACGCATTTCTTCAGTAGACATCTTATCCATCTCTCTATATGCTTCACGCTTAACTTTATTGAACTTATTCTGTTCTTCTGCTTCACTATCCTTATTAATCATAACATAATCAGTGCCAGGTTTAATATCGTTAAGACCATTAGCTACTCTTTTATGTTTCTTAAGGAATAGGTATTTTAATTCATCCTCAGGTCTATTAGTATCCAATATCAAATCCTTTTTGCCAATCTTAATAGCAAAAGTATCCCAGAATGTACTATTGGGAGATAACTACCCCTCAGGATAACCAATTTCTTTTTCTAATCTGGTCGCATCTTCTGCAGATAAACCAGTATATAAATTACCAGATCTAGTCAAGTAAGTGCTTACATAATCAAAACATGTAGGCCATTTAGTAATCCCAGTCCAGGGATTAGTTTTAATTATTCTAACGATTACTTCCATAATATAAAATATTAGATTATCAAGTTAGTAGGGGCCCTAAGGCCCCATCATTTATTAACCACAAGTTAGCTATTACTCAGCATCCATGATTAGTTCCCCACACGCACGTGGATCCCTTAACATTATGCCCATTTCTCCAAGGAAGAATACAGTGTAACCATCCTTACCATTAGATCTCAGAGTATTAATAGACTTACCATAACCAGACGGAAGAACTGCACCACCAGTAGTCCAAGTTACGAATTCACGATCCTTACGAACTACCTTAACGATGTTAGCTTCACCATCACGTCTACCCAGATCCAGGAATGTCATACGATATGATTCCAGCGGTTTCAGAGTAACCGGATGCAACTTACGATTGTAAGTAATATCGTCGTACAGCGGGAAATACTTCAGAGTCAACTCGATACCATTAGTCATCTTATAAGTCTTGAACTGACCACCGAAAGTAAGACTATCACCAGAACCAGTTACAAATACAGTATCAATAAGGTTCATGTTAACTACCTTTTCCTTCAGAATTCTATCGAATTCACGGATACCCATTTCACCAGTCAATGCAACAAACTTACGTTCGTTAGTACCAAGTACATTGTAAGACAGGTCAAACAGGAAGTCTTCTAGCAATTCTGCAGTAAGATGAGTATAGTAACGTCTGTTAGACGGAGCAATCTGTTCCAACAGACCAGCACCAATAAATACTGGACGACCGTTGGTACCCTTCAGGTTGCAAGAACCATCCTTGTTAACATTAGTCTTCGCATAAACAAGCATACGCTCACATCTCTTATACCATTCACGCAGAGCTACCCATTCCTGATAATCAGCCCACAAGTAAGACTTCTTACCAGTCTTAGGATCCTGTAAAGCAATTGCCATTACTGTAGAATAAGCTGAACCAGTAATATCATAGTTGATACGAATTGTAGTAAGATAATTACGCATCTTGAAATGAGTATTATAGTTCAGGATATCACCTTCTTCACTGTATTCTTCAACAGCGGAAGCCAGACGAGATACTTGACAACCCGGTTTCAAGAGTTCTGCGGGGATATAAGAAGTAGGCTGACCATCAGCTACAAAACAAGTATATACCCACAAGTTACCGTCCTGATACGGAGCACCTGCTACACGTACTTGGAATTCCTTATCATCAAATTCCAATATAGCAGTAGGACCAAACCAGTTATCTTCTAACCACAGCATGATAGGTGTATTGCCAAGACCTGCAGTTGAATCATCTGTAATAGCTGCGCCATTCCATTTTGCATCTCTAATTGTAACTGCTCTATCGGCATCAATCATTACATTCCACTCCCAGCTCGGTTGATCAATGGTCATTACGTTACCAAGACCACCAGTAAGCATATCCAAAGAAGTGTTGTAACCATTATCTTTGGTACCGAATACATAGGACAACACAGTAGCAACCTGATACGGATTCTATTGTGATGCTGCAGAAATCTTAGCGGTATCAATCAAATCACTGAACCACTTACCTTTATACAGTACCAAATTATTCAGAATATTATTATCCATAAAATACTAGTAAATTAATTTTTAGTTATTATTAATTAGCACGCAATCTTCGTGCGAAGGAATTCCACATAGACTCGGTGCTAGTGTTATCCTGTTTATTAGTCTTTCTACTTACTCCTGCCCTATTAAGGCTATTTTTGAACTTGTTAATAGCAGCATTTTGACCTTTTACTTCAGCAGCTTTTACAAGTGTATCTCCTTTCATAGTGAAGTAGGCAGACTCAATTAAATTTTTTACGCTCTTAGACCAATCTTTTTGAAATTTGGTCATACCATCAGAGGTAGGTTTGAATATATATTCCAACAGTATTTGTTTATCCTTTTCTGGAATTTTAACACCGCGGATATTATCCATGCCCTTTATTTCGTTGACAACGGTATCAAAGTACTCCTGTTGACGTTGAGCTGCGAGCTTAGCGGCATTTTCTTGGTCTTTCAATAGCTGTTGTTTCTTATTCTCTCTTATGTCCTTAAGGGCTTCAGCAGCATCTTGAGACTCATCTTCAAGAATACCAGCTTCCTCGTATTTAGTAAGTTTCTTTTCAATCTATTTAGCATTAAAACCCTTTTCTTTAAGGAATTCTTTCAATACTAACTTCTGATTACTTTCATCTTCGAGATCGATATCATCAAGATCAATTTCATTATCAATTGAGAAATAATCTCTCAAATTACCACCATTCTTAACAAACTTATCAAGTTGCTCAACTTCTTCACTAGCGTATTGTGGTACTGAGTTTTCCTCAATTACATCATTAAAGTAATCAATTAAATCTTCTACAGTCTTAGGTTTATCATCATCCTCAATGTCATCCCAACCTAATTTTTCAGATAAAGAGTCAAAGAAACCTGTTACTATGGTAGTTTCATCAGCAGACTCTTCTAGTTCTTCTTCCTCAACTTCAGGTTCTTCTACTTCTTCTTTTGTAGTAGTCTTAGGTTTAGCCTTGGGTTTAGATTTTACTTCTTTATCTTCTTCCTCAGGTTCTTCCTTTTCCTCAGTTTCAGTTTTAGTATTCTTACGAATATTATCTAATTCTTCTTCACTGAGTTCTTCTCCTACTCCTTCAAGATCAATTTTTGTTTCTTCCTCTTCCTCACTAGTAGGAGGAGTAATAGGTTTATTCTTTACACTTGCTCCTGGCATGAGATCTTCAAATACCTCAAAACCGTTCAATGTTACATTATCCATAATTATATATAATTAGATTTATTATTTTTTCTTTCTTCCTTTATGTTTCCATTTTTTCGCATTCTGAGCAAAGATAGCTCTTTTACGGGTTAATGGATTTTTACTATGAGTAAGTTCTTCTGTAGTTTTACCAGTTCTTTTCTTTAAAGCATTGAACTTACCTCTATTCTTTTTCTTTATATGAATACCACCATACTTATATGAAGGTATTGGATATTCCGGCATGATACCTGTATAATCTATTAGATCACTCATTTTTATTATTATTAAAGTAAGCATTAGCTCCTAATGCAGTAGTACCAAGCAACGGAATAGTGTTAAACCATTTAGTATACGCATTAATATTCTTATGCTGTTTAAACATCTTCTTTATAGGATCACTATCAGACATTTTATCTAGATACTTCTTAAGTAGAGTAGACGATACTGGTTCATCTAAATTCTATACATCTCCATTCTATTTGAGCATAGTTCTTAGCTAATTCATATAAGCTTTCTATTCTGTACCTTTTCTATAATAACTGGTAGCATCTGTCTATTTTAATGAATTCTCTAGCTGTTTTAACATATTATTGTTAATAGTTGTATTTGCATTTCTACTAATTATATAATCAGTATAATGATTCATCTCATGATTAGCTAATTGCATAGGATCTCTATACATTCCTGTGTTTACCCATAAATCAAACTCATTAGGTTCTGCTCCTACTCCGGTCTTATTAAATCGTTCTTCTGCAAATGGTTTAGCCTATAATCTTCCAGAAGCTACCATATCTTTGGGTTGAACTTCAGGTAAATCAAAGTACCTATGTTGATACAAATCATCAAGCAGATCATAAGTTTCACTATAATTAGTACCGAATATTTTATCTGCCTATTCAGCTCTATTACGGTAAGGTATCGTATTAATATCTTCTAGAACTCTATTTCTAGAATTAGCTATATCTGATAAATAATCTCTTTTCTTACTAATATTACCCAGAGCCTAATTTATTAAACTTTGTTCAGTTCTATTTACAGTAGGAATGTATCTAGCAGCAGCTTTTACATTTCTTAAACCACTAGGAACAAAAGGTAATACTGTAAGAGCGGCTAGTCCAGCACTCAACCAATCTCTATTCTTTACTGCATCATAGGCGTCTTTAGCCGATATAGCATCACCAATAGGAGTCATATTAGCAGCATCTTCAAGACTAAATACAGGTTTTAAACCTTCTTCTAAAGGTCTACCACTACTACTTCTACCTGTAGCTTGATAGAATCTCTCCTTATCAGGATCACCTGTTTGACCACCTTCAGCAAATGCTTCTACTTTCCAATCCCAATAGCCTTTACCGGGATTATTCTCCCGGTAAGACTTTAGGTTCTGCATTCTCTATTTAAATGCTTGTCTATCCATATTAGTACTTACATGTTTCTAAGTACATCTTTAATAGATTAACTAAACTTTCAGGATCTGATGAATGTGCTCTAAGACATATCATTGGTTCTTTATCTGTTTCACAAAACTTATCGTGTAGTACTAAATAATAAGTTAAAGCACTACCGTCTATATTACTAGTGCACCACCAATAACATCTATAATTTTCATTCAGATCTTCAGGATATTTCTACTAAAGATATTTCAATGTTTCTTCACTATCCATAATTTTTTCAATTATTTCTTTCCGCCTTTGCCCTTCTTAGAGCTACCAGACTTTTTACCTCCACATGCCATAATTAATCTCTCCTATTATTTAATTGTTTTAAGATACTGTCTCCAATTCTTCTTATTAGCCTTATAAGTCTTCTTTCTGTCCTTAATCTTGTACTTATCAAGATCTTCAGGCTTACGTGTTTTCAGATAATCAAAGTTATCGTCATTAGCATAAGCTTCCATCTCATAAGGAATAGTATAGTAAGCACTAGATGCAGGGTATATAATTGGGTTACCTTTAATCCATTCCCACACATAAGACCAATAATAACTTATCCATCTCTTTTTATCTTTAGCTTCATAGAGATGAATATTTTCATGATTCCAAGTAGTAGGCTTAATCTGAGATTCAGGTTTTCTACTTAACAAGTAACCACACCAGCTCATTGCAGAATAACCACTAAATGGATAATGATCCATATGCTTATACTCTACTTTATCTGCTTTTACTTTAGTAAATAGTTGTTTAACTATCCACCATGTTTCTTTAAACCAATTCATAATTATTTCTCTCCTGTTACTTTATTCTTAATCGCAGTTTTGGCTTTTAATCTTTCTCTTTCCATTGCTGCCTTGTCTTTAGCTGCTTGCAACTTCATTTCGTGGTCCATTCTTTCTCTTTCAAGCTGATTCTTCTTATCTTCTATCTCTTTTTTCATTTTCTGCTCTCTAATCTTAGCATTGAATTCAAATTGTTTAGAAGCTTCATCAGATGCTTGCTTACGTTCAGCTAAAGCTTGTTGAGCTATTTCCATAGTATCAGGTATGTTATTCTGATTCTAATCCTGATTCTCTAATCCTCTATAAGCATTAAGTTGAGCTACAGTAATCTTAGTAGCATTATCTTGATCTATCTTATATTTTTCAAGATCCATTTCTGCTTCTTTAATCATAAGCTCCTCTTCCTTAATCTCATTTTGCATTTGAATAGCTTGCTGTTCACGTTCTGCTTGAGCTTGTTCCATAGCTTGTTGTTGCTCCATACGTTTTTGCTCAATTTCCTCTAGTCTAGACTTAATCATACTAATATTATCCATAGTAATGATTTCAGCTATATCAAGCAAACTAGCACCATTCTGCATAGCAGGTTGCATTAACTGCTTAAGTGTTTCTATATACTGTTGATTCTTGGTAGTATCTTCTATAAAGATATCAAAATCCTCATAAAGCATATCATCTGATAGCGTTAAGAATGCTCTAGTAGCATCATCTAATATATATTGTAGATGAGTTTTACTACTATCTTTCCAAGCCCATCTAGCAGTATTAAGTAGCATAGTTAAGCATTCTCTCTTTACCTAATTGTGTGTCCAGAACCAAGGTTCAGTAATATGAGCTGATTGTACTACAGAACGCTCTACATTACCTACTAATTCATTAGATGAAATAGACCCTTCTCTTTGCTTACTAACTCCAGATATCTCAGATAGCATACTTTCAATCTTATCCATAAGATTAATATACTAATCTATAGTATTAGCCATAGTAAGGTCAAGAGCTGTAATCTAGTTAAACTGACTAGGTTTACCTCCTTCTCTACCAGGTATATCCCATCCTTCTTCATACGGATTAATAAAGTTTACACCAAGAGCAGATAAATAATGCATCCATTTAGATACATCTATATTCATAGATTTTGGTATCTAAGTAATATCCATATTTACTACTTTACCTTTATCTCTAGCCATAGCAAGCTCAAGTCTATACCATAGTACAATATACATATACTGTAATGGTTTCATCATGCTTACTAAACTACGTGGTCTACTGTTTGTATTATTATATACTACTCCAGTATAAGGCAATCTCTAAGAGTTAGGATTATCAGATGAAGTATATTGATATTCTAATGGTTGTATTCCTATATATAAGTCTTCTCCAGCTCTATATCCTTCCCATACTTCGGTAATCCATTTCCATTCTACATTAAGTTCCATCCCGGTCTCTTTATAGCTCTCATCTACTTGATATTCTTTAGGCTCACCTAATTCAGGATCAATTATAGTAACAAAACCTATTTTCTTAAATGATTTCCAGCAACAGTGCCATACTTTCACACTATTAGTACTATCAAATGGATTACTACTGAATCCGTTAATAGTATGTGTTTTAATATGAGTATAGTCTAAAGATGTCTTTCTTACTTCAGGATTTATACCTCCTTTAGAAGCTTGATCCATCATATCTAACAACTAATTTAGCTGTTTCTCAGACATCTTATCGTATAATCTATCATATAGTTCAGTTACAGACATATTCATTTCATAACAACACCATTCTGCGTCATGAATGAATTCCAAGTCGGACGTTTCAGTATCATAATCAAAGTAGATAGGATTAACACGTTCGAGGCACGGTTCTCCATTCAGTATACCTACATAGTATATCTCTTCCCCACCAACTAAAGCATCCTTCCAACCTTTAAAGAATTCATGAGTAATGTTTAACTTATTTTTTAAGTAATTAAGACTGTGATATGCAGTTACTTCTGCTATATCTTTATAGTCTTTACTCATGTATTTTTGTATCTACTAAGGAGTCATTATCTCACCATTCTGTAAAGCTTCCTAGTATCTAGCTTGTTCTTCAGGACCTAATTTACTCATTATAGTAGCCTGAATGTAATCTATTAAAAGCTATTTAGCTCTATCCTACATTTCACTAGCAGCTATATCACTTGTACGTACTACTCTGAAGTTGAATGGTCTTTTAGTTTCTTCTCCCAACAGTAAGTCTATTTTGGGCTTAATTATATTATAATCCTAAGCCATTGCAGGAAAGCCATCCTGCTGTTTAAAAGGATTAGTAACATACTTTAGATCTTTTTCATTGTATATACTATTATAAAGATCATAGTATGTTTGCATCTCCTCTCTGCGAGTTCTGTTATTACCATTTCTAGAACCTCCTAAACTACGACCTATAACATAGTCTATACAACTTTCTTGCCAGTCTTTTGTCTTCTTAGACATAGGAAGTTTCTATATTGGCATTTGATTAATATTATTCATAATTAAAACATATATGCTTCGATATTATCTATAGCTTCGTCGTCACGAAACCATTCCTGAGTAAATATAGGGCCTTCAAACAGTACCCTATTTCTATTCTCTTTTTTAATCTCTTTTACTTTAACATTATATAGCTATTCTCTATATATCATTACTTGGGTCAACGCCATTACACGGTCTACGTTAACTACATCGTTTGCAGCTATAAGTTCCTCTAATAGCGGTTCCGACATTATATTGTATAAGTTCTTCTTGCCATCTGCATTAATATCGTTAAGCCAATCCTTTATTAGACCCCATCCCCATTGCTTAATCTATTTATTCATGTGGCAACCTTTCTTTCTATTTACTTTAGAATTACTTACTATATCGTTGATTATATCTGGTTGATCAGCAAGTAAATAGTCACAATGTTTGTTAGTAAAGTATACAAATATACCTTTGTTTTGATTCTCATACATTGCTCTAGCATTATAGTATATAAGCAATTTACGTACATTTTCATAGAAATCTTCTGCTGACTTAGGTCTACCTGTATACTCTGCTACTATTATATCTGAATACTATTCTATAGACTATACTCTCTTATATATAAAACAAGAACCTAATGATGTAGTACTCGATTCATCATAATCATATGAGTCTATACCTGCAATATACAAACCAGCGCTAGCATCCTTATTAGGATGCTCCCATATTACTATAGAACCGGTAGGATCATCTCCCATTAATGCTCCAGTAACTTCATCCCTTTTAGTTCTTAATGGATAATGGGTTATATCTCCTGTCTTCTTAATAACCCATTTAAGACTGCCATCAGACTGCCACACTAAATCACCTACTTGCTTATGATTCTATAGTTTTTTATTAGTTCTGAGTAATGATAACTACTCTTGTAATTCCTTCTTAGGAAATATGTTACCATTAAACTCTAGCATAGCTTCTGCGGGAGTAATAGGTCTTTCTGCAACGTATCTATCAACCGCTGCGTTATTAGTAGCATTAGTTATTACTACTTGCCTTTCTGCTAATATGTGTTCTAAAGACTTCTTACGGTATGTATTACCGTCCTCATCCATATATATACGTTTACCATTTTCATCACGTATATCTAAGTTAGTATATTGAGGTACAAAGAAACCGCATTTATTAGTAGTAGCAGACTCATCCCATATGTTGTCAAACCCTAAACAATTATATCCATCAGGGTTATAGAACATATCCTTCATAGTCTCAAATGCAGAGCCTTCATCACCACCAGTACCCCATACTATCATAGTACCAAAGGCTATACCATCTACCTCTACAGAAGGTCTAGCGATTTGCCATGCTGCTCCTAATTCAGAGAAAGAACCACCTTCCTCAAACATAATAAGATTAGCTTTCTTACCACGTACTACATCAGGATTATCTTTCAAAGTAACCCCTATAATCTCTGACTTATAACCTAATTCTATAATATTACCGTAGTCATCCTTAGTATAGAATCCTGCACGTCTACGCATCTAAGTGTTAACTGATCTCTTCTTACCCCACGCAGTATTCTTATCTATAAAGTCCATATAATCCCAAGCTTTAGTAAGAATACCATCATCTGTCAAATACTATTTATTTGATGCATATATGAAGGTTTTAGAGTATGGTATTAGATAGAAATTACGGCATGCCATAGAACCACCTTTGTATGAAAAACCTTTACGTCTAGACTTAAGTAAACACAGATGCTTGCCCTACTCTTGGGCTTCTTGTACGGCATTAAAATAGTAATAGTCATAGTCCCAGAAGTCGGGGAAAGTTACCTCATTAACACGTTTTACTTTAGTATTACCTAATTCATCTGTAGTAATATGATTGACTATACGAGATATAGGACAATAGTTTAAATAAAAATAGTTATACCCGCTAATGAAATCTCCATCATCAGCTGTATAACCATCTACACATCTTTTACTTTCCTCATCCCAGAACTTAAAATATTCTGAAGTAGATTCAGGAAAATTACAATAACTACCAGTATTAATAAAATTTAACGCAGCCTAACGAAATTTGTTTGAATTTATAATTTTCTTATTAAAATCTACCATCTTTTAACTCTTCAATACTTAAATTATAATAATGTAATTTTCTGTGGCAATTAGAACATAATACTACACATTTATCTATTTCTTCTTTTATAGCTTTATAAGAATTACTTTGCATCCATGACACTTGTGTTGTCTTATTACCCAAATGATGAAAGTCTAAACAAGCTACATCTTTCTCGCCACATATACAACATCCTACAGTTTTAAAACTAGTAGCAAAGTTATATTTCTTTAATCTCTTATTTCTAGAACATTTTTTGCATTGTCTTATTCTATGCGGATTTGTATTATTATATACATCTTTACTGTCTATTATAGTATTGCATGAATTACAATAATATTTATTATTTTTTGTTAAATATTTATCAAATTCAGTTTTTATAGTTATATTGTCATAAGAACAATTACTCGTATTTCCATCTATATATAAGCAGTTTTCTTTTAAAGCAGAATCTCCATATTTTTGATACGCTTGTAATTTAGACACATAAACTGTTTTTCCATTACTTAAGTAAAAAACTAGTAAATTCCTCCCGTTTTTCTTTTTTCTATATTTTACTATGTAATTTATAGGTACTCCACCTAGATATAGTTCTCCGGATTTATTTACACGATAACCTAAATTATATGCTAATATCGTTTCATTCATATATTTTAAAACAGTTTATAATATTTAAAAGGGGCGCGTTTCACAACGAACCCCTTTTTCTTACTTTATTAATCTTGAATTTTAGTAGAGGAGATTTCCAGTGGCTGCAACCTAGTTTCTTGAGCTAGGGTTTTATACGCCTTATATTTAGTACTCCCCACCTGGGCTAACATTACCCCAGACTACCTGTTCACGATAACTACCTATCCAACAAGTTTCCTTCTGCTATTATAGTTTCAAAGGACTAGTTATGTAACTTTCGATGGCAATTTGCACAAAGTACTATGCATTTATTAATCTCATTAATAACTTTATTTAAATTTTCAGTTTTTATTAAATCAGATATATTACCTTTTTTATCTCTTAAATGATGGAAATCTAAACAAGCTAGATTAGTTTCACCACAGATAATACATCCTTTAGATTTAATGTTATTAACTATCGATAGTATTTTTTGCCGTTTCAATTTAGATGTTTTTCTATAGTTTATTTTGTTTCTTTGATAGTAGCTAGAGCACATCTACTTATGGCAATCTCTACATTCACTTTGTAATCCATCTTTTTTGAGTTTATTTTTATTAAACTCACTTGTAGGTTTTTCTAAACCGCACTTTGTACATATTTTTGTTCTCATAAATATAATATTTATGCGCATCTCTAACCTACGCTGTTGGTCGCCCCGCTCTCGTGCCAACCGGAGACCTTCTGTTTTAGAGACAGATGTGCAGAGTCGCTACACCACAGGGCAATATTAAGAGGGAGAGGAAGGATTCGAACCTTCAAACTCAAGAGCTTTATTAACGACGACTTCAGAGCGCTTCCGTCAATCTACTGCCGTATACCTGTTCCGCCACTCTCCCATACACGTGGATATTCTTACCCTCCACGTAAGGGTTCTGATGGTTTAGAACCAAGATTTAATTCTTTGCCATAATGACTTCTTTACAGGTTTGTTTAAATATTCAGAAGCTTCTTCAATCTGTCTAAACACTTCTTCTGTATCCTTAGTCAAATCTATAGTAATCGTAAATTTCTTATTCATAATATTTTCATTTATACACTATAACGTGTTGTTATTATTTAGTTATATTTTAATGTATTATTTCGCCAACTCATATGGATTTACTTTAGCGTCACCTTTAACTTTACCTATAGCTAATTCTTCAGCTTTAACCATTGTTTCTAGTGAATCAATACTCTTAAGTACTCCACCAACGGAAGTCATGCCAGCTAATAAGTCCTTAATCTTCTTTTCATCTAAAGTATCGTCTAATGACTCTTTATAGTACTTACTCACACTATCTAACTTTAGACGCATATTGTTTAACATTTGTAGAGCTCTAGTATTAAGTAAGGTTTTATATTCATCTTCACAAATCAATTCTTCTGCAGTCAATTTGTAATTCTCATCATCGAATATTTCCTTTTTCAGTTTAAGTTCCCTACTGTCTTCATCCATACTTTGTACATAAGGACTATCCCATTTATTCATAAGTACAATGTAACTTATTACTTTAGTAGCATGCTCCTTATCAGGTTTATCTGCATCCCACACTCTTCTAAAGCATGGGATGCCTATAGCATCTGGGTGTATTTTTACTTTACCTCCAATAAGATCAAATAGTTTCATTTGTAAGAACTTGTTTGTTATCTTCTTTGCTCCATCTTATAAGATCGTCTTTAGCAAAATCATCAGAACAGACTATTGGCTTTAGTGTCCACTTACTGCTTATAGTATCATACTTACTTAATATAAGTATAACATCCCCTAGTTTATAGTCTATTACTTCCTCTTCTGTTATTATTTGACCATCCTACTATGCTATATATATAGTTCTACATTCAAAGTTGTCAGATACATTTTTAATACTATTGGTATCTACTTTATATAAAGTAGCATTACCGTATTGGTCTATCAATAATTTATCCATATTAGTAACCACACGTTACAGTTTCACAATCACAACCCGTATCACAGGAAGCAGCTTTCTTTTCCGCTTCTTCTTGCCTCTTTTCTAGCAATCTATTATAGTGATTCTTCACTTCATCATTTTCAACAAAGATATATTCTCTGTCATCGTCTTTATCTATAGGATACATTTTTAATACCATAGTGCCTTTAGTAACATTCCTTCTACATTTAGAACCATCTTTCTTTGTATATACCCACTCTCCATCTTCAGGAGCATACCATATATAATCTACGTAAAAATGATCCAGTAAGCTAATATTTTCTGCTTCTTTATCATAACTAATAATAGTACCTCTATCTACTGAACAAATATACTTAACCATAATAATCAATCAATTAAATAACCTAAATAATATTCTTTCTATAATCTCGCTATAATTTCCTTAGCACGTCTCATTGGCACGTTCGGATTCACGTAATTGGGTTTCATCTGATAACTCTATATTATCTACTAAAACTTCTCTATCTCCTCCTGTATGCTCTACTTTTTTATATTCTTCATACTTCTTAAATAGCATATCACACATCGCATTTACCTGATCAGCTCTACTAGGTTCTGCATTATTCTTCCCATTATCTACTATAGTAGTAGTAATACTGTCAATTACATCATTAGTGAAATCTTCATAAGTAATTACGCCTTCATTAATTAATTCATCTACTTTGTTATACAGGCGTTTCATTTCCTTACTAAATGAACTATAGAGTGGTTTATTGTTTTCCACTTCTAATTTCCACATCATTTTACTTTCTTCAATTGTCATATTCTTTGTTTTTTAACTCATTACAGATAGTATTACTTATATTTCCTGCAGCCCATCCTACTAAATAGGCATACGCTTCATTGCCGTCTTTAAAGTCTTGCGTATATAAACCTAATTGTTCACAAAAGTAATCTGCAACATGTACTGCTTCATGGGGAATCATATCTGGAGTAATATCTTCTGTATTAGTAACAGCTATCACTATTACTCCGTATTTATTATCACTCTTACGTATTACTTTACAAGTAACCATTCCACCATCATATTTATCTATTTCTTGTAGTAATTTATTATATTCGCTTCCATCGTTGTTACCGTATACATCAAGAAATATAAAATATTTATCTAAATCCTCAATATTAGTACTTACAAATAATAGTCTAGGATATATCTCAGGACTATAAACATCATATGGCTTCTTTTTCATATCTTTTCTTTAATTTGAATTTACCTAAGTAAGAGAATCTAACTGGTTTAGGATCTAAGTTAGAGATGATACTATTAGTAAACCTAAATGGGCTGTTACATATTACTTCTATAATAGGATATGGTATGTTATACTTGTTACTTAATTTAGTATATATACTCACTTGATTCCTCATTTAAATCTATCTTTTTGTAATATTTACATTCTTCTAAAGTAGAAGAGTTATCGAACGTATTAGGTCTTATTATATTAATTATAGTCTTAACATCGTCCCAATTTCTATCTTCTATACAATTACCATAGATAGATTGTAGTTTGTATATTTCCTGTTTATTATACTTACGTATGGGAGTATATGCCACAAAGTTATATCTATCTATCGTAAGTAACTCTATACTAGTAGGAATAATCTCAAACTTATTATATGGTAAGTCTCTCTTCTTTAACTTATTCCACAACTTAGTAAATATGTTATATTCCTTCCAACATAATATAGTGCCAGGTCTTACTATTGTTGTTTTAATCTTCATCTTTATTTACTCTTAATATTATAGTAATTTGTACTCTATCGCCGATTATTTCAGGTATAAGCGCCTTATTTACTACAACTTCATCTTCAATCTTACCCTTAACTAGTATACCTTGATTCTTAAACTTAGTTATGTATCTACTGAGATTGTCAGGAGTAATACCTAATACTTTTCTAATATACTTCCTATTTTCAGTAGATATTACATTCTTACTTATGTTAGGGAGCTTAGGAGTGTTAATATCTATTGCTATGAACGTAGCCAGTAACTCTAGCTCCCTATCAGTAAGATCAAGTATACCATTAAGGCTCTTTAAGAATTCTGTATTTAAATCGGCTTTGCTTACGCTTTTTACCAATTTATTCATTTGTTAACGTATCCTTAATTTTATTTAAAACCTTATTTAAGTTATAATATACTGTCTCAGCTTCTAACTTAACACAAGGCTGTATTTCGCCTTTATTTGCTTTTTCATTAGTCTCTTTTAAGTTACTTTCGTATTTCTTAAGTAAGTCATCAATGAGCTCTAAAGTAGCATCTACATTATACTTACTTTCATCATCAACACTTAAAAGGTAACCTTCTTCACATAAGTAATCCGCAGTATCATAATCTAAAGACATCATTCTAGTATAATTATCTTCACTAACGTTAAATGACACTAAACCTGTTTCATCTTCTGCTAATACATCACCTTTCTTAGCAGAACCAAATTCCTTAATTACTTTGTAGCTCATAATATTTATTTTAAATGTTTATGTATCTATAAACGGTAGATTAAATAAATGTTAAAATCTGTTAACATTTATTAACATTTATTATCTATATAATAAAAAACCCTGACTAACGCCAGGGTTCATTCTAACAATGAGTTATAATTTTAAATCATATTTGATACAGCAATTATATCATATGGTTTGACTAATTGACTATCCTTAAACAAATCAAAGTCCTTAGCAAACTTTTTATTATAAACAATAGTATCTCCTACTTTATATTCACATTCTGTTAAGCATGTGGGAATCTTCAATACTACACCTGCTGAATATTCAGATTCTACTTCCTTAGTTTCAGTTTGTGTATCATACTTATTGAAACCATCTTCATCAACTTCACCCGTAGGAATCTGTTCTGTTATCTCTTTAGTAACCATGACTGGTTCCAAAGGCTTAACTAACACATCCTTCAACATTGTATACTTAATTCCATTTACTACTGTTTCTAGTACTTTATCTTCCATAATATTCTATATTTTAATACTTAAATAACGTATTATTTCTTATTTTGTTTCTCTAATATTAATATATTTCCGCCATTAGAACAACAATAACGTCTAGCTAAAGTAGGACAGTTTTTATTTAAAAAATAACAGCCATCACAACTACCTATTGGATTAGACTCTACTATAAACTATTTATTGTCTATTGTTACTGGTATTCTATCTCTTACTATCTTTGCTAATTTCTAATCATTTAATGTCATAGTCCTTTCCTTTTCCGTGTTTATCTAAGTAAAGCATAGCTATTGCATTCCAAGCTACAGCTGCTAAGTGGTTTACTTTAGTTTCATCATCAACCTTATTACCCTTCTCATATTCAAGTAAGTGTCTTAACATAGCGGCTTTATATCGTTGGTAGCCATTCTCTAAGTTCTGCCAATTATTATCACCATATTTAATAGAACCAGCAGTATAGAGCTTCACTATATCTTCAATCTCTTCTAAAGGTAGTAAATCCCAACGTAGCTTACCATCTTGGTAATCATTCTTCTTTCCTTCTTTCATTGTTTATCTCTTTTAAGTATAAATCCTTGAGTACACAATGAAGTAATCCTAGAAGGGCAATAACAATTGTATAAATCACATCCTTGACACATACCTTTTACTTCATTCTCTACTAGAGTATAAGGTTTATTACCAAAATATACTTTCTTACCTAAGTATGCTACTTCTCTAACTTGTTTCTGTTTCATAGTAATTATATTTGTGATTATCTAAAGTAGGAGTAATTAATATTATATCACTTTACTTAACTAGACACTGTTATTACTTTACCCCTCTTACTCCCCATATAACGTCTAATATACTGTCTTAGTTACTATTTCTTTAACATTTATTAACATTATTTATAGTTATTTAACGCTATTAAGTTCAATGTTTTTAACATTCATTAACGATTTTAACTCATCAGCTAACTTCTTAGCATCTGGATGAGCTGCACCACTACAACGTAATTCAAAGAAATGTTCCCAATCACTCTCAAAGCCTGTCATTACTAATTCTGTCTTAGTTGCATTAGGGAGTATTGCTCTTGCTTCTTGAGGTTTTAATCCTTTATTTATTAGTAGTCTGTATTGCATCCCTGCGTTGTTCAAACACCATAAAAAGTTGTCCGCTATACCATTATCTGAAGGTAACTGGATCTTCATATTATCAATATCACACCAATCTCCATCCCAGTAAGTATAATCACCTGTAGGTATATCTAACCATGTAGGCTTAATAAAAGTAAGTTCATTTCCAAATTTATCCTTACTGTAGTTACAATATCTTTGAGACTCCTGTGCAAAGCTGAATACTCTGTGTCTAACAAACTCATGACTTACTCCTCTATCACATATAAATTTGGCTGTAATGCGCTTTTCGTGATGTTCTGTAGGTTTTACTTGATACTGCAAATCATCTAATCTATTATTCTCTACTATTACTCGTAGATTGGTTGTCACGTATATTGAATTTCCATGTTTACGCACTCTCGTATATTTCTTGTGATTACCATCTGACCAATATAGTCTAGCTGGCGGAAGATGCCCATCTTCTGTTTTATCTATCTTTAAATAAATAGTACCATGCTCTAACATAGCTCCATGACCAAGCTTAATCATACGATCTACAAACTCTTTAGCACTATTCTCTGTTATCTTATCTTCAGACTTATAACAAGTTCTACCTGCTAATTCTATCATCTTATAAGGGTCTTTTTCCTCAATAATCTGTACACTGGATTCTATTAATTTCATATTATTTCTTTTTAGTAGTCTTTCTTATGTATGTAATAAATCTTATATGTGGTACTCCTAGTTTAGACGGTTTTTTATATGTAATATAAACTGAGGATGTGTAGTTTAACAGGTTATATGAATATTTAAACATATTAACCATGCATACTATTATTTGTTTATTTTCTGATAGTCTAGTAATAGATAAGTGACGCTGTTTAAATCTAAACATGAAGTGGTAAGTACTATGAATTATATTTTCTACTTGTTTTGTGTTAGTATTATATACCCAGTAGTGAACTCCATTCCAGTTATATTGACTAGCTATTAATATATACATAACACCTTTAGTACGCACTTTTAATACTAAAAACTTAGTATTATCAATCTGTATTTCTTGTTGCCTATTTAGATTATCTATCATAGGCTCAATATGTTCTATATAATAATCTATGCTATGTTTCATATTATCTATAACGCAAATATTAAGAATAATTACAGATATTTAACATAATTTAAAAAATATTTTATAAAAATTTTTTGAGAGAGGTGGTGCGTGTGTGGAATAGCAAAAGTTCACTCCCCTGTATTTAGTATCGGAAGAGAATACCCCGTATTGTCCTATATGTGCATTCCCTTTCGATATTTATTTGTTTATTTTTTTGTTTTACATTCAAACTTTTACTACCATGTTGTGTTATCTACAAAGTGCAGAATTAAGACCACGGGACGGCAAATTACCGTTCTTTATATGCAAGTGGCAGGGCGTTATCGGTGATACAAGCGCCGATAAAGTGACGGATGAGGGAAACGGAGTTGTAAGAATTAATGTTAAAGCCGCTTTAGCCCGAAACATTACGTTAACAAAGTCAATCTTTCCCGCGGATGAAGAAGCATTAAGCGATTGGAAAAAGTTGCTTAAATGTCGTGTGATGTATGTTCCTGAAAAGAATGAGGACGGAACGTATAAGAAAGACGATAACGGCAACTACATTCTAAATGAGAAAGTTAAAGAGGAAAACAAAAACAAATGTGTAGTAAATTTACTTTACAAACAAGTAGATTTAGCTTCTATCAGTGACGAGGTAAAACGTATTGAGTTTACCACTTCTGACGGGCGAATAATGAAACAAAGCTTTATTACTGTTATCGGCTTTGCTGATGAAAAAGACGTTTGGGCTGAGGAAATCACGCCCGAAGAAATGGCAGCAAACAATCTTCGTACTAATCTTGCAAACGGTACATATATCGACATTTCTGACGAAGAAGAAGAAAAGGAAGCTAAACCAACCAAAGCCGAAAGTAAAAAATCTACACAAGCCTCTGATGACGATTGGGATTAACGGAGACGGTGGGGAAACCCACCATCCTCGTTTTTTAAGACTAATTGTTTTACCAAAATAGACTAATCACATAATATATAGCTTTTATGGATAGAAGTGTAATAATTGCATTAGTTATTTTTGTTTTTCTCTGGATTGTAATACTAAAATATTGCATTGAAACGAATGATTGGACTGGCTTTATTTACCTAAACGGTCTCGCTTTGTTGATAACAATATCATGTATATGGACAGACAAAAATAATAAATAAATTTTCAACAGAACAAGAAAATAGCATAGCGAAAATAATGCACTTGTTCTAATTTCTATCTCATCAAAACCACTTCAGAGAGATGAGAAATAGATAAAACGAACGGGCAACGTATACCCGTTGAAGTGGATAATTAGCACGATAGGGACGTGCCCAAAAAAATCCCAATTTGTTCAATTTTTAAGGGTTCTTCTTGTGAAGAACTTGGAGAACTCACTTTAACTTATGTTTTTATAGTTTTGAGAATCATGGGTGAGTTACTTTGATCGGTGCTTACCCTAAAGATTGAGTGTTAAATTCTTCCCCTATGTCCGAAAGGACCGTTTTAAGGCTAAATAAACTTAGATCAATACAAGTGTGTTTTGTATAGGTTTATGATGCCTTGGGGAAGCAGTTAGATAGGTCTGTAAAACTATCACTCATGGCTCTGATATAGTAACCCTGAGCAAGTGAATTATCAATAACACACATTGATTAATTCGCTATACAACCTGGAAAGACAGGCATTTAAAAAACTCAATAACTTCCCAAGACATTGAGGGCACCAGTTTCTTATTCGCAGAGTTAGGACGATAAACCAGTGGCGTGCTAAAGATATTCGTCAGGCACTGAAGTTACTCGCCAGGTAATAATAAGTTTTAGGTGTAAAATGCAATTTAATCATTAACTAAATAAATAATCATATGGATAGAGACACAGAATTAGGTATGTTATCAGTAATAATCACAATGATAGTATTATATCTATCTATATGGTTATTTAACTAAATTATTACGAAAATGAACAGCAAAGCTGAATTTTTTAGATTAGCAGGTAGTACTGTAGTCATAGAATATAAGGATAAAAGTGTTATTACATCTATAAAGATAATCGAATTTGGAGAGAAAACAACTAAATTCATATTATTAAATGGTGATGAAGTAACTATAGACAATAATCAAAAACTCACTCGTAATAGTGAAGGATATGTTATAATTAAAGCACACAATGAACAGTCTAATCAGTAAATTATTAGGAACAGCAGTAGGAGTAAAAATAGGGAATAATACTATTATAGGCTTATTAGTAGGTGTAGCATGGGATGAAGATTTACAAATATCAGAGTTATCATTATCTCCTTCAGAGAATAATGTAAATACTTATCTCATTGACACATATGTTATGCCCTATTTTGACGAATACCTAAATGTAGTAGTATATACTGCATTATAATATTAATGCAGATTTATTTCGCAAAGTAATTATTCTATGAAATGCAAATTATCCTCATATGTTGTGAAACATAATTTAACCACGTTAAAGTATAATAATATAAGTTAGGTATGCCCTTATAAAGACTTAGGTAGCGCTAAGGACTATGTTATTATACTTCTCTTCTTAATGCAGCCGAGTGCCGGTGACAAGCCCGACAGAATGCAGAGTCAAGAAAAACATAATCCTATTTACTATGCACAAGTAAAGACCGATTATGAATCCACGTGGTAGATGCAGTTGTAGGTTCCAACTGGTGCACATCTTTTAGAGACAGTAACCAAGCTCGAAGTAAGCAGAGCGAATACAGGAGCTATACCTCGATAGGCTTAATGAGGTGCTTAACAGTCTGACACTAACTGAACAATAAGTGTCTATTTTTTAGCGTAGATAAGTTAAGTCATTAGTAGCTAATCATACTAAGTAATCGGCTCTCGATTAGGAGAGTGCTTAATTTATAACCGTGATAAGTATCAAAGAATATGTTGGGCAACGTGTGGTGACGCTATTACTTAGGGAGTAGGCCCGTAACAGTACAGCTCGACTAAGGAAATGTTTTCAAGCGCGAATGAGACATATTCTTTAAAATAGAGTAAGAGAAAATGAGGTCTTATATCAGACAGCTCTTAGCATAGCTTATAGTCACACATCGTAACTGATTACTATATTAATGCGCTTACTCTATTATTTTTATTGCATTAACTAACAAATAAATCAATTATATGGAAACAAAAGTAATAATAATCACTGTTCATCTAATGCTAGGTATACTTGGCTCTATACTTTTTCTTAAAGATATATATAGAACATACGGAGAGTTAACATTAGGCGATATATTAACATTCTTAATAATTGCTCTTACAGGACCAATTACTCTACTAGCTTTATTAACAAAATATCTTGATAGATTTAAAATACTAAAAAAGTAATTAATAAATAATATCAAATTATGAAGAAAATAACTTGTATTCAGCAGTATGTAATAGATAATCTTATTGAAGATGAGATATTATCTACAAACAGTCTATTAAGTGCAGTTTCTAAAGTATGTTCGGAGGAACAGTTTAATAACATACTATCTATTCTTATCAAAACACCTATTCCTTGTACAAATATATCTAAGTTAGAGCATAAAGAAAACTTAGCAAGGATAAGTATATTTATACCTGAAAAAACTAGCACTGATGCTAAAATAAAAATAATAAAAATACTACAAAAACAATTCAACTTTAGTCTTAGTCAAACTAAAGAATATGTAGATAGTTGCATAGGAAAGTTTAATATACTACCTAAGACTATTATGCAAACAGAGATAGATGAAATTACAAAAAAATTAGAACCTTATAATGTAACTATATCTATACTAGGTTTTTTTTATTAAAAAAGTTAATGCAGTAAATATTACTGCATCTACACTGTGAGAATCAGTGTCAACTTTGTGGGGCTTATATTTAGACAATGTATGATAATAGTTGCAAATGTTATTATATAATCTAATATTAGTGCAGATGAAATCAAAGATAGTTCGTATTTGCAGTATTGCGGGATATGAACAAGTCAAGTCATTATAAGACTGGGTAGCGTAATACAAAAAATCCTAGCTGACCTGTAGCTAGGTATCTTTAAGGTGAGAATCCTTAACAATCCTGTGGGGCTTATATCTTTATCTCTGAGGAGTTCTTTATCGCCATGGTAGTAGAGAAGAACTATCTACGGTGGATGGTCTACTGAATGCTTGGATGTGTAAGAGAATAAAGTATTAGTGCAGACGTTAAAATCAGGAACAGCTACGATATATCGGTACCAACGTAGTGAAATGAAGTGACTAAACTAGGTATGGAGGCACGCTACCCATACCCGTCCTTAGATTTACAGTATTTGCCATTTGTTTATTTAATCATTGTTCGTTCTTAATTATACAGATTGATTAATTAAGCATAACAGTAAGCGTACTGTTGTCAGTATATTTATATGTGAATATAGATATACTGATTGCACTCATTAAGGTAGCCTTCATGTGGCGAGTGTGTTAAGTAATAGGTCTAAAGAATCTTCCAGTTTGTACCTATGAAAACTAATACCTTTAACCGCCAGCTCACGCGGTATATAAGACAGGATTGCCGGACCCGCAGGTGTAACGAGATAAATACCTGCATTTTTTATTAACCTTAATAATTATCAAGTTGTAAACTTTAATTTAAATGCCCAGATGGCGAAATAGGTAGACGCTAAGGTCTTAAACACCTTTGACCATTGGTCATGCGGGTTCGACTCCCGCTCTGGGTACAATTAGTAATTAACATTAAAATCTATTTATGATAAAAGTAATTAAATATTATGAACTAAATCGAATTAGTAGAATATTAGTAATAGCAATAATAACATATATTGTTGGCATTCTAATTAAAAGAGAATACGAAGAGTCCAAAACTGTATATAATTTTGTAGATTTACAAATGAAGTACAAGAATTATATATTAGTCAATAAAGAGAGAAGTATTACTAATGATGAAGAATATAAGTTCACATTACGTAATCCTATTACAAACCAAAATAGTACTGTATATGTAAAGTACTATCTATATCATCACGTATATTTTGTTGGAGATACTATAAAGTAACATTTTAATCAATAAAAGCATGAAAAGAGAAGAAATTAAATCTTACAAAGATGCTTGTAAAGTAATAGGTAGAAAACCTAGAACTTATAAGGATAAGCATTTGAATCTGTATGAACAGCTTAGTACAATTATAGCTGCTCTAAATTTCATTAGTAATGATAATAAACCTTGGACACCTAAGTTCAATTATTGTTGCATCTATTCTTGGTTGTATAAAGAAGATGAACATAATAAATCTGCGGGTTTGTTCGGTTTGAGTTCTCTCTCTGGGTTGGGCTATTCCTATGCGGATGTCGGGACTTCTCTGAAGATAAAAGAAAGAGAAGATGGAAATTACATAATGGAAAACTTTGAAGAACTACTCCAAGATTGGTTTTGGGGAGATTAATTACTAATTTTAAAACATTATCAAAATGGAAAATGAAATGATGGCGAGACCTAAACCGCCAAGAATAATAGTTTGGGTAGTATTAATAACTCTTGCCTTAATAGGCATGATGGGAGCAATAATTTACGCAGAGCGTGAAAACATTGCTAATTTCTTAAATGGTGTAAACCAAGAAGAAGTACAAGAAGATCCTCAAGTTATCATTGAGGAACCTGTAACAACAATACAGGATATTCTCAACATGAGAGAACAAATTAGGGAAGATAGAAGGGTTGATAGTGTTTTTTTAGCTATGCCAAAGGTAGTATTAATTGATATTTTGATGCAACATGGTACATCATTGTCTATAAAAGACATGATTTACATATATGAATCAAACACATCAACGTATAACACAGTACTATCTGGAGCAAGAGCTCAAAAATATCTTGATGACTCTATACAAACTCATGTTATATCAACTGTTGTAAATGACTCTATTCAGAATTAAAACCAAACCTTCTTTCTGTTTTAAATGAATATTAGAGTCTAGTATACTCAGTCTGTGAAGATAGAGTATACGTCCTCAGAAAATGACAAGCATGTGGGGCTTAAGTAAGCGCATATCTATACTAAATCTAAATACGATAAGATAAGTATAGAGATACTCGTATTTGTGCTTATGATAGTGCGGACGTTAAAATCATGTACTCCAATAAGATTTAGTTTGACAGCTATTTCTGCTTATGAGTTAAAACTATAGTGAGAGTCATAGTAAGTAACGATTGTAGTCGTTTATCTTTGTCTTATAACAAATGCTATAAACTATGTTGGCACTAACTTAATTAAATCCTGAGTGCCCAGGCGTCATTATTAACAATTTAAATTTTTTAGAAACATGAAAAAGATTGGAAAATTTTTATTTGTAGAACAATGTTTTACAGATACTGAAGAAACAAAACCTTGTGTTATTCACATTGATGCAATTGACAGTATAACATGCAGCAATACCAGTAAACTCGGAGAAGTTGTAGTAATAGAAACAGATAATACAAGAATTCTCTGCAACGATCCAGATAATTTCTTCACTGAATTTGAGAACTTAATTTCAGAGGAAGAAGAATGGTAGTCAATAAAGTAAAAGAAGGTCGTAAGTTAACTGAAATAAAATTCAGTAACGACCATTATCTTGCTAACCTATTAGCTACTACTAAAGTACTTGGTATATCGTTAGAACGAGCTAAAAAGCTATGTAGAACAGTACCAGGTAAAAGAGTAGAAGTTAATCCACCTATTGAAATTATCAGTAAACTAAATACTGATAAACTATTTGAAGAATTAGAGGAATATGAAATAGAAGTATCTATCAGTATTCCTAGTAAATAACTTATCAAAAGTAAAGTATGAAAGCAATTATTATTTCGTTTGAAGGAGTTATAAAGGATGAAACTATATTAGCATCACTTTTAGCATCCTGCATAGGAAAAAATGTAAATACTGAAGATGTAGATGTTCATATCTTATCAGATATAGATGTAACAAATGCTTTAATAGCTAAATGTTTAACTCCATCTACTATAGCAGTAGATAGACCAGCTAATCCACAAATTGCAGTAGTGAAAGACTTCTGTAAGAAGATTATTGCATCTATTGGTTCACCTGCTCTCAAGACACGAGAGCTATTAAACTCAGAACTATGTAAGTTCTTAGTGCAACAGAATCGTGAAGTTATTAGTGTTCCAGTAAGTATTATTGCTAAAGTAAATACTACTTCTGCATATTACGAACATCGTAAAGTACTAAAGGAATACGGTTTATCCGCATTACCTGAGTTATTACGTGATATTAACCCTCTGTTTAAATTTTACTAGTATGGCAAAGAAGAATAATGAAGAACCTCCAAAGGAATTCAAAAAGAAGCCAAAACATAAAAAGATGGAGCCCTATAATCGTAAGAAAGCATGGAAATAGATAATAATTGTCCTACACTTGATAATCATATCAACTGTAGTGAATGTACTCATGAGTGTAAACTCAGAATGCAACCAAAGAATAGTAAAGAAGTAGAGGTTCCGCCAGAGCCTCTACTTAATACTATATATTACTAATTTAAATTGTTAGTAAAATGGTGGATTCAGTCAACCTAAAGAACTATTTATAACCAAATCCCTAATGGAAGTTTAGCAGTTGCTAAACTGCTATTCAAGAGTACAACGGACTATACAACGGTCAACCAATTTATTGGTCAGTGATGAAGGAAACGGGTTACCTATGAATAAGAGATACGAATAAATAGGATAGTTCTTTTTAATTATTACTTAAATTTACTAAAAGATATGAGTAAAACAAAAAACAAATTAAAATGTCATACTATATGACTAACGTAATTATTTCTCCTACTTTACATGAGGAGAAAAGATTAGAAGCTATATCATACTTTAGTAGATGTAGCAAAGAAGCAGCACTAAAAAATTCATAAAAAGAATAAGTATAAAGATGTCAAATTAAGGCTAAATGTTATAGCAGTAGCTATAATAGAGGCTAAAAAGAGATATTTTAATGACTGTTCTTTTATCAAGATTATATTGTAGTGTTAAATAAATTTTATTGTTAAATCAATTAAACTGTATTCAAAATGGCAGAAAAGAAAATGAACATCCTCTTAGAGGAAGTAAATGGAGAAAACATCCAAGATGTAATCGCTAACTCTAGTAAAGTAACTGAAGACATTGCTACCAAGGCAGCTGAGAAGATTGCCGAACGTCGCAAAGAGAAGCTAACTAATGAGTTAGTTGCTATTGTACAGA